CTCCTGCACCACCAGTGTAAGGATGATATGAACCTCCGCCACCACCTGCGACAATTATACGAGATAGCAAACCTTGCTCATTATCCCAAGCACCACCAACGAGTCTTATATCGGTAGCACCACCACCGTACATAGAATAATAAGTACCCATAACCTGTTGATTTAAATAACCTTTACCACCGCCATTAAAACCACTTTTAGTGTTATTACTCGTAGATGAAGAAGCAAAACCACTTTCGCCGACGTAAACATATAATGTAGTTTGTTTTTTTAATGTAATTTCACCTTTAGAATATCCGCCTTTAGCATCAGTATGCCAAGAAGAATTGTTGATACCTCCAGAAGAACCCCAGCATTCAAATTTATATTTGCCAGGTTTCAATATAACACTTTGTGGCGAACCATTGTACCCAAAGTTCCATTCTGTCTGCATTTTCTCACTCTCCTTTAACAATAAGTTATCAATTCATTTACACTTGTTGCAATGTTAGATAACCCACCACTTAATTTTTCTTCTATATTAACCAATCTATCTTCGATTTTCTTAGATGAATAAGTAGTCATTTCAGATACTCTGTTATCATCTACAGTTGCATTAATAAAATGAGTTTCTGCATTTCCATTAATAACATAAACATTTAACTCAACTTTTACTTCACTTCTAATCTCAATTGAATTATCATCAACTATTTTAAAATTTGGAACTACATTTTCTTTTGTAGTAGCATCTATAATATTTACAACTATTCTCTGTGTTAATAAACTATGTGTTACAGTTGCTTTGAATCCATTTTCTGCATCCTCCACCCAATCATCAATAGTTATTGTTTGAGTAGATGCAACATTTGAACCACCCGCTATAAGCTGGTCAATCTTAGTATTCAACTCTGTTTTAGCAGTTTCTATATTTGTATTAACTTTTTCTATTTCTGTATTAGTGTTATTAGGTACATTCTTTATTTTTTTTACTACCTCTTCATTTAACAATTTATCACCTTCTTTTTTATTTAGAGAGCTACATTAGTAACTCTCTATTTTGAACATAAAAAAAGAACTCTTACAGTTCTATGATAATGAAATCTCTAGTGCTTCACACATTTTTCTTACTTCTTCTCGATATTTAACAGGTACTTGGTCAATTGTTTTTAAACCTCTCTCTATCAATCCTACATAAATTGCTGCCATACTACTTCCTCCTTCATTTAATTTTATATTTTTTAATGACATAGTAGATGCCTGTTGACTACTTAATACCATTTCACATATTTCAGCAGTCGCTAACATTAAATCTGTTATGTCATTATCTTGCGTTTTTTGACTTGAATCTAAATCATCTAATTCTTTTCTTTGTCTTGACTTCTCAATTTTTTCTTTATCTATTTTTATCATTTAATCACCTCTTAAAGTGTTTCAACATCTAAATTGAATAACATAGATGGTTTTTTTATAGTTGTATTAGTGTTTCCTTCTTCTACTATTACTTTAGGTTGTGCAGATTGTATATTCATATCTTTTAACTCATATATCTCCTTATATCCATTCTTAGTTTTTCTTGTCTCTACTTTAACCATATCTTTAAATGTATCTGATTCATTTATCTTTAATTGTACTTTTAATTTATTTACTAAATGATAAATTGGATTGTTAGAATTTAAATCTTCTAACAGACCTTTATTGAGTGTAAGTACTACATCTTGTGAATTATCAACTATACTAGATACATTATAAGTATTCCCATTGATTAATACAGTTGAATCTTTTACTATAGTTGCTCCTGCTTCTTTTTTATAAATATAAACATTTATATATAAATTATTTCCAATGTCAGAATGTGCTTTAAATACAATCTTATTTTCTCCAAGAACTAAATCCTCTGGATTAATCTCAAACGTAACTGTTCCTGTAGATAAGTCTTCTATTATACTTGAACTAATATTATTTATAAACATCTCTATTTTTGTCAATTCATTATTTGGATTTTGCAAATCTATTTCAATAGATGAGTATGACTTATTCTTTATTTCCAAACAAGTTTTCTCTGAATCTACTTTTGAGATTATATATAATGTTTCATCTTTTATTAAAGCATCCACTATATCATTAACATCTCTTGGAATATATATTTGTGAGAAAGTATATAACATAGAACCAATCTCTACATCTTTAATTTTATATGTTTCCTTATTTATCCCTGTAACATACAAAGTCTTATCATTTTTTATAACAAATATATGTTTATCATCATAAGATTTTATATATTTTACATTTTCTAATACTTTAGTAAATAATTTAATAATTGTATTTTTTGTATTCTCATTCAGTCCTAAGATTCCATTTATATTATATCCTTGTACGTATAATTGACCTTCTGTAGTTATAGCCAATATATAATTACTATAAGCATATATCTCCCTTATATTAGAAATAGTTAATACTTCTTGTAACTCATTAACCTCATCATTATGCCCTATTCCAAGTTGATATTCTGAGTTTTTACCAATAGAAAACAATGAGCCATCATTTTTTAAGAAGTAAGTAAAATTATCACCACAAGCAACATCTATTATATTTGTTAAGTTAATTTTTATAAATTCAGAAGTTGTTGTTAGCTCAGATTTATTTATAGCAAGTTCCCCAAATTGATTTGAACCACAACCATAGACATCCCCATTTTCTAATATCAAAATTGAATGAGTTGATGATAAAGACATCTTTTTTATATTATCAAAAGGCAATGAAGTTGAATAATTTCCAGCATTTGTGCCAAATGGTATTCTATAATTAATACTATCATCATTATGTAAAAATATCTTCTTATTTACTAATAGTCCATAATTATTTCTTATAATAGACATTTCATTAGAAAAACTTAAATCACTAGGATTATCACTAGAAGTGTTTGCAATCTGATTTTCTTCATGTCCATTAAAAATACCTACTTGACCAACTACAGCATTACCTTTTCCTTCTAATTTATTATTAGTATATTGAACTATAAGACCATTATGCTGTGTATATACCTGTTTTACATTAAGGCAATTTCTAACAGGTGTTTTTTGTACAACATCAGAATAATTATTGATTTGACCCAATTGTCTACTACCAAACACATATAAGGCATTATCATTATCTATATAATAAGCATTTTTACCATTTGCATATATGTGCTTTATATTACTTGTTAATTTTTTTAATACTACAGTACCAGATTCATTAAAACCTATACCATCATCAGCATTTCCTCCAGAATATAAATCTCCATTTTCAAGTAAAACAAAAATAGTGTATTCTCCTAGAGCAACCTCTTTTATATTACTATTAAACGCTAAATCCTTATATCCTTCAATATATCCTGATGAATTATTATATGAAGTACCAACACCTAAACCTCCTAATGAGTTATATCCTGTGACAAATATTCTATTTTTCATTGTAATTATAGTTTTGCCTTCTTCCAACATTAAATTTGATATAGTTGATGGGTCTGTTAATCCTTCAATATTTATTTTAGTTAAACTGTTTGAATTTGTATTTGAACTTATGTAATTTCTATTTCCACAACCCATTAAAGAAATTATATTATCATTCTCCAATAATATAATAAAAACATACCTTCCACAAAATATATCCTTTATTGTTCCAGAAATATTTACTTTAGTAAAAGTATTTCTATTAATATCATCCCCTAATCCTAATTGACCATAGCCATTTGAACCAGTTGAAAATAATTCATTGTCATAGGTTAGAATGTAAGAAGATTTGTAACATGTTATTACTTTTTTTACATTATCAATAGGCACCTTAGTAAAAGTACCCCTATCAATATTATCTCCTAAACCTAATTGCCCTAAGTCATTTGTTCCAATTGAATAGACTTGATTATTATTTGTAAGAATAAATAAACAATCATTCGATGGAATAAATTCTTTTATATTATCTATAGGAACTTTTATAAATTCAGACCGAGCTTTAATTGTCCCTAACTTGTTACCAGCATTATTACCACAGACATATCCTTCGCTATTATTTAATAATATATATAAAGCTTGTCTATCACTTTTAATTTCTTTTATATTTGATATGATATATTTTTTAGAAAATTGTTTTGATATATTTACAAAACCATCATGTCTAACATCATAAGGTTTTTTTATGCCAAAACAGCCATGAGAATTTACTCCAGAACAATATATGTTCCCAAAATAATCTTTAATTACTATCCTTAATCCACTAGCATATATTACTTGTGAATTATATGCAAAAAAAGCATTTGATAATGTGTATTTTTGACTATTAGAATAATAACTACTGTCTCCTCTTTGCCCACCTGCATTTCTACCTCTTATTTCAAATTTAGACTCCATCCTTGTTTTACTTGTTGTATATAAAAGATTGTCTGTTCCAAGATAATGATTATAATAAGGCATAGAAGACGATATAAGACTTCTTAAACCTAAATTCTTGTCTTGGGATGAAGCTCCAAAAGTCGAAGGTCTTCCTGTGAATTTTATTTCTTTATATCCTCCATCACTAGCATCTAATAATAAACATAAATTATAGTTAGAAACCAGAACTTTTGATAATTTAGGTTCATCTATTAAAACTGCGACTTCATTTGCATTTGAGTTTTTACTTCCTACAAACTCTCCAAACCTTGAATAATAATCATCAGTTACAGAAATTTTAATACTTGTGCTATAATAATTATGTCTCCCAGAAACATAGTAGTTATTAGACGTAGTTCTAATTAAACATCCATTATTAAAAGGAATAATTTCAGCAATGTTAGATACATCTGATACTGTTGTATCTGTTTTATATCTTGAATATCTCATCTTAACAAAAACGCTCCTACTTGAGGTATCATTAAGACTTAATTCGCCAAAAACATTATATCCTGCTGCATAAGATATTCTGCTATTGTCTATGTAATATGAAGAATTTGAATATGCAATAATTTCATTTACATAAGTTACAGTACTTACTTTAGTAAAAATATTTCTATTAGTAGCGTCATTAAGTCCTAACTGCCCATAATTGTTTAAACCAGTTGAAAATAATTCATTAGTAGTTGTTTTTAATAACGCATGGTTATCTCCTACAGAAATTTTGTCAACAGAAGAAATATTTACTTTAGTAAAAGTATTTCTATTAATATTATCCCCTAATCCTAACACTCCAAATACATTATATCCTGTTGAATATAATGTATTATCACTTAGTAATATAAACGTGAAATATGAGCCTAGATTTAAATATATATCTTTTATAGTAACTCCTTCTTCTAATTCCAATGGCACTCTAGTAAACTCATAACAATGACGATTATGACCTAAACCTAAACCTCCATAAGCGTTGTATCCTGCTGCGTATAGTTCATTACCATTCACAACAATAAATGTAGAGGTGTCATTTGCTTTCACTAAAGAGATATTCACAAAATTATTTTCAAGCCCTATATCTAAAACTCTTTCATCATTTTTATTTATTAATAATCTATTATCAATAGACTCAATATGATTACATTCTTCAATATCAAAGTCCTCAAATTTTTCAAATCCATATATAAATTTATCATATCTTTTTAAATAAGAAAAACTATAATTGTTATTTCCTGTCATATACAATTCATTGTTGCTAGTTAATATAAAGCTTATAGCATAAGCACATTTAATTTTACTTATATTTTTAATACTAATAGAAGATTTTCTAGGAGTATATGTTGATGTATCACAATTTATTTTATCTCCTAAACGCCCATCTGGGTTGGCTCCAGTTACATATATATCATTATTATTAGCTATATAAAATTTATGATATCTACCACTTTCTATATTTTTTACATTAGATATAGATAGTTTTGTTAAGACTGTTACTGTAGCTCCTCCACCAACACCAACTTGCCCACTTGAATTATCTCCACAACCATAGACATCTCCATTTTCTAAAAGAAAATTTACAGCACCTTGAGCAGTAGAAATCTTTATTACATTATCTAAATTTACTTTAGTAAAAATATTTCTATTAGTAGTGTCATTAAGTCCTAACTGCCCATAGGAATTTGTACCTGTTGAATAGACTTCATTATTTAAAGTTAATATATATGAACAACTGACTCCTGCAAATATTTCTTTAACACTCAAATTATCAATTTTAGTAAATGTATTTACAGTAGATGTATTTCCTAAGCCTATCCTTCCAAATTTATTATTACCACATACATAAAGCTCGTTGTCATTTGTAACTAACATAGAATAGCCATTCCCACAAGCAATTTGTTTTACATTACTTATATTTATCTTAGTAAAAGTATTTCTATCAATATTATCTCCCAAACCTAACTCCCCATCTGTGTTTAAGCCAGTAGAATACACATCTCCGTTATTTTTAAGTAAAAGAGAATGAGTTCCAGAAGATGAAACATACTTAACATTGTCAATATCTATTTTTGAAAAATATCTTATAGGTGATACTTTATTTCCAAGTCCTAAATTGCCAAAAACATTATATCCTGCTGCATATAACTTTAAATCATCCTTAATTATAAACACAGAACTAGAATCCATATCTGTAAATATATCTTTAACATTAAAAGTATCAAAATTTTTATTAAACTCTTCTATTTTAAATTCTTTGTTTCCAAATAAAGAACCTCTTTGTAATAGTTTATTCTTTTTCATATAATTCCCCCTATCTCACTTCGTAGGAATACTTGTTTATTTTTATTTCAGTATCACCTTTTTGATAAGATTCTTCTGTTTTAGTTTCACTATAGTTGCTTCCTAAATCATGAATATATCTTATTTTGTTGCATAAAAAAGGAACTGTTACATTTTTAAATAATACAGTTCCACTATTTGAAAGTAACTCTAATTGTTGCTTAAATTTATTAAGCTTTAAACCATCTAAATTACTTATGTTTTTAGAATCATATAGGGTATCATACCAATACCCAGCTTCATCTGCTGTAGCTTCCTTATCTAATTCTAATTCAAATAGAATTTTAAGTATTTCCACAGACATTTTATTATAATTTTCTTTTAATATTTTCAATTGCTCGTTTGTATTTCCACCAGATTCAAGAACTTTAACACTAGCATCTAATTCATTTACCGCATCTGATATATTTTTAGATACTGTACTTAATTCACTCGAACCAACTTTACTTTGTATTAGATTTATCTTATCTAAATTAGTAGCTATATTACTTTTATTTTCATTTATCTTAGTTAGACTCTCATCAAATTTTGCATTAATTTTAATACTAGAGTAAGTACTATCTAGTGTTGTTATATTATCATTTATTGTATTTGGTATAACCTCTTTATTTGTATTCCCATTTACAACCGTTACTCTTACATTTATAGCTAGTTCATTGAATATCTCTATTGTATTAGAATCTACTATAGTATAAGAATTAGTCATACTTTTCTTGGTTGCTTCATCTAATATTGCTACAAATATATTTTCTGTAACTAAATTATGATTAACTATAAGTTTAAAATATTCTCCATCAGCAATCCAATTCGATTCAACATAAGATTTACTAAATGCTACATTAGTTGCAGCAGACGTCATCTCAGCTATTTTCTCATTAACTTTATCAAAATCATATGTTAATCTATCTTTTAAAGTATCCTTTACAGTTCCATCAACACTTTCTCTAGCTTGTATTAATTCGCCTCTAGCATCAAGACTTTCTAATTCTTCAAACCTATTTTCAAATTCAGTTATTTTATTACTAACAGTAGTTGTCATATCAGTTTTAGCAGTATTTACTTCAACTATTTTGTCATCTACTTCTTTTATCTTTGTATCTAATTTTATAGTACTTTCATCAATACAATCTTCCACATCAGATATAGCTTGATTTACTTCATCAAGTTTGTAATCAATTTGCTCTTGGTTATCTGTAAGTTTATCTTCAAATGTCTTATCATACAAATCAAAAGTACTATTAGCTCTAGTATCTAAGTCCTGAAACTTCTTATCTGTCTGAACTTGAACATCAAGCATTTTATCATCAACTATATTATCTATTTCTTCAGACTTAGCATCTATAATCTCGTCTAATTGGAGTTGGCAATCTGTAAGTTTATCATCGACTTGAATTTGCATATTTTGAATGGATTCTTCACGATTTGCCTCTTGATTTTGACGTGTTAACTCATTAAACTCTCTTTCTTCTTCTTGTATGTTTCTTATATCTTCATATAAATCCTAATCTGCTCTGCTTTATCTCTAACTTCTTCATTTCCAAGTATAGTTATTTCAAGTTGTTCAACTCTTTTAGTTAGCTCTTTATTATTCTTTATAATTTCTTCTGCTTGAGATATTAAGACTAATAAAACTCCATATTCATCTGTACTGGTCAAATCATCATCATTAATCATACCTTCTTCAACACGATAATAAAGATTAGTAGTATTAATAAGAGTATTTCCTTTTACTAGAGAAAGTTGGAATGTATTTATACCAACACTTGCAAGTGCTTGTCGGCTAAGTTCTATCTCTACAACACCACTAGTAGCATCTACAACTTCACATTCGCCATTAACTTTTTGTCCGTCTGATTTTGTAATGCTAACTAAAACCCTGTCATATTCAGATAAATCTATTATTTCATCTTTGTTTTTCAATATTGCTTCAATATAAGCTGTTTTGACATCATTTTCATTATAAATAAAATAATCTAGTAATCTTTTGTTTATTCTATAATTACTAAAGTCGACCTCTATGGTATGATTCTTTATTTCATAATTTTTCAAAGTATCACATCCTATTGTTCTTTATTTTGTTTAGTTTCTACTTTTTCTTTTCTTAACTCATTTATCTCTTCTTGTAATTGTCCATTTAGTGCCTTATAAAGTATTAATTCATTTTGCAATCCTCTTATTTCTTCTAAAGCTATTGTATATGCTCTTTGCATGTTTACTTCCATAATTATTATCCTCCTTTATATATCCAAAGAATCTTTAAATTTTTCTATGTTTTCTTTTAAATAGTTATATCCTGATTCAAGTGGGTTTTTACCTGTTGCATCTAGTGTATTAATTCCAAAATAGTTATCAAAATTATCTTCTAAAATAGATATATTTTCATATTCAACAGCATCTAAACCTTCTCTTCTTGCTTCCTCTGAAATATATCCTGATACTTTAATCTGAGCCATTTTATTACTATAGGATATATTTACAGTTGATATCCTCCAATAATAAACTTGTTGACCTGTTGCTAATAACTTACTCTTTCCAATCGCCATGTTGTTCTTCACCACCCATTATTTTGTAATATGTATGTTCGTATCCTATTCTTTTACCTATTATTCTAAAATCACATTTACCTGCATATCCAACTACTTTAAAATAATCCTCACCTTTTTCAACAACCTTGCAATTAGCATTAGAACTAAATACTGCAAAATTTAATATACTCTGAGCAAAGATATTATTTAATTTTATTATTGTACCAGTTTCTTCAACTTCTACATCAAATAAAACGTCTTCAATTAGAAATTTAGGACTATCAACTGGAGACATACCAAATTTCGTACCATTTATTTCTATACTTCCTCCGACTTTTGAACCATTTCTACCAAAATTGTGACATTCATCTCCTCTAATCATGAAAGATATTGCTCCATCACTCCAAATAACAATACCATTGTCAGCCCTTTCGTCAGCAGATGTATAAAACCTAAAATGTCCACGTGAAAAGTCCATTCTTGTGTTTCCATCAGAACCAACCTCTATTTTATTAGCTCCCAATTTTGCTTCATTTAAATCAAATTTATAATTCTCATACGCATCTACATATATAGCAGCACCTCCATCTCCAACAAAAAAATAATTATTACTATTATATTTTAATCTTATAGCTGATGCTTGACTAGAACCATCAGACCTTCTTGCATCTATTGCAAATCCAGACCTGCTACTTCCAAATAATCTGATTATTGGTTCATGGCCAGGTGGAGTAGTTAATATATCACATGCTATAGCTCCTTGATTTACTGTTAAACCACTCCTGCTTATCTCTACATAATTTGATATATCATTAAATCCAAATTCAATTTTATCAGATTTAATTCCTACAATTGAACCTAAGCCATTTCTTGTAACCATCATTGTTATATCGTCTTTGGTTAATTTAATTTCAGCAGCATTAGTTTTAGTCACACCATCTACTCTAGCTACTTCTAATTTTATTTCTTTAGCTGTAGCATTTATTTGAGAAAATTCTTCTGATATACTTCCACCCATACCTGTTATATAAATTCTATCCACTGTATTTTTAAGTTCATTTATCTTTAAGTTATATTGAGCATTTGCATTTATAGCTAAAATTCTGTCTGAAGGTGTAATTATACTATCTGAAATAACTGAATTGATTATAGAGTTTAGATTGGTACTTGCTGCATCCAATGCTGTTTTTGAAGTGTTTATTGCTACTAAGTCTACTCCAGTAGTTCTATCAATAAGTTTTTGTAGCTCTGTATATAAACTTGCTTTGTCTGTATCTAATAAATTAAGTTCAATATCAATCTTTTCTTTTTCTTCATCTGTAATCTCATTATCATTAAAATAATTAGACATATTAGAACTAAATGTACCTAAATCTGCATTTAACTTAATTATAGACTTATTTATGTTTTCTCTTAATGTTATATTTTCTTGTGAACCACCAAAATTTTTAGTAACTTCTTTTACTAATATATTTACATTTTCAGCTCTCTGGTCTATAAGAGACATATTTTCTTTTATATGAGATGCATCTTCTTGTACCTCTAAAACTGTCTGATGTATCCCATCTATGTCTTTTTCAATAACTACAAATTTTTCATTGTGTTTTTCATCTGTTTCATACAATGCCCAGATTTGTTCTTCAGTATTTTTTCTTGAATTACCATCAAAAGATATATTGAATATTGATGAGTTTATAGGAACTTCTGTATGCTTTCCATTGTCATTTACAACTACTAAAAATTGTGTGTTTCCCTCTGGTAATCTTACATTAGAAACTTTTAATGTCCCTGGATTATCAGCATCCCAGTATATATATTTTTTATTTGTCTCTTTATCTACTACTTGATAAAGTGTGTTGTTATAAGTAACAATTACTCCAGTAATTCTAATCCATGAATCTGCTGGTGAATTATCCAATATCAATTTACATCAGCTCCTTTTGTATATTTTTCCTAGGAATATATTCATCTGGTAGGTTAATTCTTTTCTTCTGTTGCTGAATAAATAAATGTCTTTTAGAGTTCAATGTTCTTGTTGCATGTTCAGCTTTAGTCAAATAATCAGCTATAGTTCTTTTGTCATCTTCTTTTATTTTTTTATTACTTAAAGTTAATTCTAAAGTATCCAATTTCCCATTTTTTAAATTCTGGGTAAAAGATGTAAAATATACTAATTCTTCTTCTTTAGATTCTTTGCTATGTAACACTATAATATCTCCTAAACTCAAATCTCCCTTCCAATGTTGTCTAAAATTAATATCTATAATTCTATCTAAGAAGTTTATAACATCCAGAGTCCATTCTCGTGTTGGAATACATTTCAAACTTAATTGCCTTTTACCTTCTGCTATTAAATCTTCAACTTTTAAAAAAGCATCATTTGTATAAGTGTCATAGTAGAGGAACTCATTTAATTCATCTAATAGAACCTCATTAAATATTAAATATCCATCCTCATCAGTTGAAGTCTCCCTCTTACAAAGAATATTTATATCTTTTATACTTTCATCTAACTTAGCTATTTCTTCTTCTAAATGTTTTATTTGAACATCCAATATGACTTTTTTATCTTCTAGTTCACTTATCTCTACTGCTATTTTAGCTGAATTTATTTCATCTTTATGCTGTGGATTATCATATGTCTTTTTTATATCTTTTTTCTTACTTATCATCTCTATTACCATTTGCCATTCGTTGCTTTTACTATCACGTTCTCTTTGTTTCTTAAGCTTTGTATCTATTAGTTCTCTCCAAATTGGCTCTCTTATTTCATTCATTTCTTGGTATTTCTTTATAGCTCTACTAAGTTCTTCACTCATTTCTTTATTGTCTAAGAAATAAGAATAATTCTCAATGTAATCATATCCTGTAACTGTAGCTCCTATTACATTCATATCTTCACTACCTTCAAGCTTCAGTCTAGTTACTATATCATCACTATTTGTAGTTCTTTCAAGTGATTTTATGTAGTTATCATGAGATAAATATAACTGAATGTTATCTCCAAAACTATCTATATGATACAAATTAACTAAATTATTATAAGTATCAAAATCAGCTATACATTCAAATTGTTCTTTTAGTTCATTATTAAAATAGTCTAACCAGTTAGAATTAATACTTTCTTGCCATCTTACCTTTTCTCTCTTATTACCTTCACTATCAGTTTCATAAGCAATTGAATCATCCACATAACCAAGTTTCCAGCCTGTCTCTTGTTTTAAATAATCATTAAGAGATATAATAGATGCTTCTTCATCTTTGGTAAACATCTGTAATCCATAGTCCTCAATATTCACATCAATTTTTCCTAGTTTAACTTCTTTAGATTTAGCTGTTACTACTTTTAACTTATCATCTGTTGTTACAACATTCTTAATTACAAAGTACTCTTTATTATTAAGACAAATAAGACGTTCTTCTTTTACTTCTTCAAAAATGGGATTTATTATTTTATTAAATAAAAATCTATCTGTAATATATTTTGGAATGGTCAGTTGTATTTCATCTACTCCACCAAGTTCACGCTTTATAGAATTTAAAAAGTTGATTGGGATTTGACCTAAAAATGACTTGTTCATCTTGTGAATGGTTAATGTGTAATCAGATTTTATCTGTTTAAGATTCACATTAAAATGCATATTTTATCACCTTCTTTGTATTAGAAAAGCCCATCAATTAAGATGAGCTAAAATATTTTATTAATTGTAAAATTATGGTATAATCTAGTATAGTAAGGAATTTTAAATCGAAAGTGCTAAGAGTGGTTGTTTCTGTATTTAGCCTACTTCTTCAAAGGAAGGAGGTGAGCCTCGCTTTATTTTTTTATAAGGAGGTGAATTTATGGAAACAGTAGTGTTTAATATTTGCCTAAATATTGCAACAAGTTTAATAGCTTGTTACATATATGATAAAGCAAAAAACCACTCAGACGCCAATAAGAGTGGTTTCAAAAGATAAATTAATTTTTAATTAACTTTAAGGAAACAATCACTCTTTGTATTAAGTAGATTAAATTCCTTACTTTTATTATACCACAGATACGTTTTTTGTAAAACAGATTCGTTTACAGTTAATAAATAAAAAATCACTAGATAAAGACGATTACTGATATCAACTAATACATATTTAAAATAGGTATATTATAAATCATTTCATTATTCAAAATTCACTTCAATATCTTCAAGGTCTTTTTCATTAATATTTAGGTCTTTCAGAATCTCCCTTTGAGATATTAGTTCTTTTTCATCTATATCTTTCATTCTTATTTCTGCCTCAATAAGAAGCTTACAATCTTCTATATTATTTATCATTTGTAACACCTCCTTAAATATATACCAGAATAGAAAAATAGCCACTTTTTAAGGTGGCATAGATAAGTAGTAATTCTTATGTAAAATTTTTAAATTTTCTGTTATCTGTATTATATCTTTATTCTACTCCTGTCGTCAATATAATATTAAATTTAACATATTGGAAAATTATGGTATAATATTTTTAGAGACTACAGTTTAGACTATTAGGGTGATGGCTCTTTAGTTAAAATCCCCAGTAAGAAAGGGGGTGAGACTATGGAGTACTTAGTTTTGTTTTTAATAATGATAATTATGATTACAAGAATAATCAATCATTTGACAAAGCTAATAGATGCAATCTTAAACTTGAAAGCATCTATTAGAAAACTAAAGAATCACCAGACTGGCGGGTCTAGTGATTCTGAAAGTAATACATAAATCTATTCTTTTTATTGTTAACTTTAAGAACTACACCCTACAGCAAATAGTTTGTAGTCTCTTTTTTATGTCCCTATGATATAAATTTATATCATTTATATTACTATTATACTCCAATATTATCAAAATAGTCAATGTTGTCATTATCTTCATTGAAAAATAAAAAAGCTATACTATTAATAGAATAACTTCTTAGAACACAATATTCTTTTAAAATTGTAGACAATATAATATTAAATTTAACATATTGGTAATTTATGGTATAATATTTTTAGAGACTACATAAAAAAACTATTAGGGTGAATCTTCATATACATAAGCCTTCCCATGTCAAATCAAGAGGGGAGGTGATATGATATTATGAAATATCTAATTTGTTTGTTAACGATAATAACATTTCTTACAACTATAATTATTAGTTTGATTAAGTTGGTTCAGAATTTAAATAGACTCTTTAAAGAAATAGATGAGTTTAAGAAAACGTTGCAAAAAATTAAGAATCACCCGAACGGCAATTCAGGTGATTCTTCCTCTAATTAACACTTCGCTTATTTATGAAGAGACACCCTAGCACAAATAGTTGTAGTCTCTTTTTTTATGTCTTTATGATATAAATTTATATCATTTATATTACTATTATATCATAAATACGTTTTTTATAAACAATATTTTTTATTAGATAAATATATATTTTCAAAAAAAATCTGACTATAAATTATAAAACGTAAGTAAATGAGTGAATAATAAATAAAGACCAATTACATATATTAAGACCTAGTATTAGAAATAATTTTTTTGTTATTTTCTTCAATCATTTTCCTCATCTTCTTTTCAAATTCAGGCATTACATCTTTAGTTACATTCCCTTGTACAACAACAAATGGTGAATTATAATTAACTGCTGATATTGGAGATGTACTTCTTGAACGAGAATTTGAAGGAGGATTATAATTAGGCATAGCAAATTTACTTAAATCTAATTCATCTAATATGTCGTTAATATCTTCTAATGTCTCTTTACCTTCTTTTAGCTTATCGAGCCATTCCTGTTTAGTAACAGAACCCATTGCCAACATACCATCTTCATATTTATTAATATATTCAATAATAGCATCTTGAAGTTTCTTAACTTCTCCATCAAGACCTACAAATTTACCAGAACTGATTGCTTCATTAATTAAATCAACTAAATTTTCATCTGAATATTTTTTCTCTAACTCTTCTTTTAACTTATCTGCTTCTTCTTGTAGTCTGTCAGATTCCTTGTCATACATATCGTTAACCTGGTCATCTACATGGTCTTGTACTAAATCCTGTAATTTCTTCTGTTCTTCTTTTAATTGTTTTTGTAAATCTTTAAGTTTCTTCTGACCACTTAAAGAACTATCTCTTTCAGCTATAGCTATTTGCTTTTCTAAATCACTTATTACATCTTGTTGTTCTTCATAATCATCTTTATATTTAGCTTCTTTTCTTGAATCATTGTAAGCATCTTGTTGCTTTTTAAGAGAATCAATTTTAGCTTTAGTTTCTTTATCTATTTCTTTAAGTCTCTCTTCAAGCTCTTTTTTATACATGTCTCTAATTTTCTCTTGTAGACTTTGAGCTTCTTTAAGCTGGTCTTTATAAGCATCTTGAATTTCTTTATTTAAATCTTCTATTTCTTCTTTATTTTGTTGAATTTGTTTATTAGCATCAGGTAAATCTTTAAGAAGTAAATCTAAATATTTCTTAGCATTTTCTGCTATTTCTTTGTATTTATCTGCATCTTTATTATTTTTTAGAAACTCTAATTGTTGCTCATAATTTGTTATGCTTTTACCATCAGCAGAAAATTTAAACCCTTCTTTTGATAACCCTTCTCTTAACTCTTTTGCAGTATCTTCATAGACTTTAATAACATCTTTAATTTCCTTAGCTTGTTTGGCCAATAACTCTTTCTTCTTTTCAATTAAGTCTAACTTTTCATCACCTTCAGCATTTTTCATAAGAATGTCTATTAAGTCTATTTCGTTTTGTATTTCAGTAACATGTTTTTGAGCTGAAGTTAAAGCAGCTTCTCTAGCAATCTCTTTTAATTCTTTTTTAAATTCCTCTGCTGCTCTAGTTGATTCTATAAGAGAATTTGTTACTTCTTGTTGAGCATCTGCAACTTTCGGTATCTCAGTAAAAGCAATCTTTAAATATTCTTCAACAACCTTTTTCTCTTCTTCTATTTTCTTCTTACGTTCTTCACTCTTTTTACTACCTTTGTCTCTCTCTGATTGCTTATCTAACTTCTCTAATTCTTTTTCTAATGATATTAATTTTTCTTCATAACTAGTTAAGTTATCATCATCTGAAAAAGTGTACTTATAATCTTTTTTAAGTCTATCTTTTAGTCTATTCTTTTGAGTGTTAAGTGCCTTATCTTTTTGGTCTAACAATGTTAGTTCTTCTTTATATAAAGCGTTTTGTTCTTCAAGATATTTAAGTTTATCTTTTCCACTTGCATATTTCATTTTCTTATCTAAAAGAGATATTCTATCTGTAACTTTAGATATCGCATTTTCTAATTCTTTTAGTAACTCAATGCTATATTTTACTGCTGCATCAATAGATTTTGTATCTAATGCTATTTTAGGAGTTTTAGTTATACGAGAGAATTTCTCCGTAAGAGTTTTGACTGGAGATGTGGCTCTTGATACTGCTCTTGAGAATAGAGATGATTTTGTTACAGGAGTTTCGTCACTTATTGGTGCTGGTTCTGATGTTCTAGGTTGGGCTGATAGATTAGCTGGAATTGCTTGTGGAGTTTCTATAGAATTTATGGATTGTACACTTTTTCTATCACCCTTTAATCCACCTAATATATTATTTGCAAATTGAGAAGCAATTCCTCCTAGAGTCCCTACTGTACGAAGATGTGCTGTTATTGTAAAACTCTTATCACTTAGTTTTTTATTTTCAGTTTGACGAATTGTTTCTAAAGCAGCAGAATTATTCGCTTTAAGTTTAGCCCACTTGTCTTTTATTGTTTTTTTATCAACACTATCTATGCCCTCAATAGCTCCTTCAATAGCTGCAATTACCTCAACTTGTTTTTCAGGAGGTAATTTTTCTATTTCAGCAATTAATGAATTAATATCTCCATTAGTTAGTGATTTTATTATATTTATTTTTACGTCTTTGTCTAGGTCTAAAGCATTTAAATTCTCAACTTCATCTAATGCATCTGGATTATTTACTATAAGATTAGCTATAATGTCTTTGCTTTCAGGGAAATCATTATAAAGTTGTTCTATTAAATATAACTTATCTTCATTATTTAACATAAAATTAAGAACTTGATTTTTTTGTTCATCTGGTGTTGATTCATATAGTTTTGTAGCTCTCTCAAGCTCATCTGCATTTTCTACAGCAAAGCTAACAACCTTACTTTTTGTTTCTTCTGGAACATTATCATATAGTTTTTGAAATGCTTCAGCCTTTTCTGGATTTTTAATTATAACTTCGGCAAATACTTTTTTATCTTTTTTGTCTTCTAATCCATCATATATAGATTTCATTTTATCAAAATCATCTAAACCATTTAAATTTATGCTATAATCCATAGCTATAGTTGGATTATCCATAAGCCATTTTTGTACGGCTTCATAGTCCTTTAGATTTTTTAAACTATCAACATTATCAGTTATAAATTTATTAGTAAAAGTTGAATTTGTTGGAAGATTTTTTACTATATCAGCAAAAATTTTAACTTGTTCAGTCTCAATACCTGATGATTCTAATTTTAATTTTACATCATTTCTTCCTTCAAGTTGTTTAAATGAATTTAAAGTATTTCTAAGCTCTTCATTTTTCTTTAACTTAAGTTCAATTTGTTTTGTTGGAGGTGTATTTAATATATCATCTACAAGCTTTTCTGCTTCTTTATCCCTTGAAAATGCAACACTTTTAGGATTCGGTTTGTCTTTTAAAACCTTTTTAGTAGATTCTTTAGCTTCTTTAACAGGGTCTTTCTTATCTTTATCACCATTTATTTCTTTTAATTTTTTTTGAATCCATTCAATAGCATCTGATGCTAAGTCTTTAACCTCTATAGTAAAAATTTTATTTGCTATTTCAGAAGAACTAATAGTCTCAATATCATCTTTAGCTTTTTCTATTTCAGCAATTATTTCTACTCTTTTATCTGGTGGTAAACTTTCAATAGCTTTGCCTAAAGCATCTATATCTCCATCAGATAAGGCTTTGTATATATTTATTCTTATATCCTTATCTAAAGGAATTTTATCCAATGATGTTATTAAATCCTGAACCCCTAATTTACCATCATTTTGCTTCAAATATATTTCTGTAATTTTCTCATCAGGTATATGTTCTAAGGCATCTTTTAAATTAACAGAATTATACAAAGCCTCTCCCGCTTCTGCTATAAAATATGTTTTAAGTTCCGCAGGTACTTTCTTATATATCTCTGATACTTCAACAGCTTTTTCTAGTCCAACTCCATCAGCTTCTAATTTAGTTTTGAGTTCAGAAGGTACTTCGGCATACTTAGATGTTAAATCTAATATTTTTCTACCGCCTTCGTCTGCTCCTTCTTCTTTTATGATAGTTTTTACTTCTTTTGGAAATTTATCATAAATTCTTTTTACTGAATCAGCTTCTTCTAATGTTGTAGTTGGATTAGCTTTTATGACTGTGGTTACTTCTTCTGGAAGCTCCTCATATCTTTGCTTTAAACTACTTATTATTTGTTCTGCATTAGCTTGACCTGAATCATTACTTAAAAGTATTTCTGGAGTTATAGTAAACTTACCTTTTCCAAATTTATTATCTAAATCATTTTGAAGTTTAGTTATATCTGGGTCACCAGTCTGTAATTCCATTAATACATCCATAGTGAATTTTAATACATCGGTAGAACTTGCCCCTGTTCCTAATAAAGCATCTATCATGCCTTTAACTTGACTAGGAACTTCTTTAGTATTCTTAATGTCAGTTAATATATTTGCATCAACTTTTACATCTCCAGTTATTGTTGTTGTATCTAATATATTCTGAATACTATCAAATTGATTTTGGAGTTGCATTGCAAGTTTATCACCATTTGCTAAATCTAGTTTTGTTTTACCAAACTTAGCTAATAATGTATTTATAGATGTCATATCTTTAATTCCATTTGGATTTACTTGCCCAAATAAATTTTCCCATATATTAGCATCTGTGTTAGTTGCTTTAGCTATACTCTTAGCTGTTTTATCTATTGTTTGATTATATTTTTCTATATCTTGTGTTCTAGCAAATTCTTCATTTGCATCCTTAAGAGTTTTAGATAAATCTCCTACATCAACTTTTCCACTTCTAACAGCAGTAAGCAATTTGTTGACTGCTTGTTCTGTGTCTACTAGAGTATCTGGTGTAACTTCACTAAAATCAAATAAACTTTCAAGTCCAGCAAAATTAGACTTATCATTGCCTTCTAATCCACTATAAAGAGTTTTATTCTTAATGTTAGAAAATATTCCATCTCCTATTTCTTTTGAATACCCTTGAATTTTATCTACTTGATTTCTATACATTTCATCATATTTGAAATATATTTTTTCTTCTTCTGCTTTAGCTGACATTAATTCATTTCTAGCTTTGTCTCTTGCTCTACCAGTTGAATTGTTATATTTCTCGATTGCTTTTTCTTGTCTTTTTTTATTCTTTTCAACTTCTGCTGTATAATCTTCTTCTATTTTTACAAGCTTACCAGTTTCACTTTCTCTCATTCTTTCTTCTAAAGTTTTATTTACATCTTTACTTGGAGAATTTAATTTTTTAGCAGCAGTTTTCGCATTATCATGTTTATCATAGGACATCAATCTTTCTTTTGCATTGATAGCTCTATCTATTTCAGCAATTAAATCAGTAACCTGACCTTTTAAAATAGGTATACCATTTTCATCTGTTCCTATAACTGCATCTGGTTTTATTTTTGCAATCTGTTGTTTTAGTTCATTTAATCTATTATTATCTTCTTTAGACTTATTTTCTTTTTTAGATAAATTATCATATTCTTCTGCAAGTGCTTGTAATTGAACTTTTTGGCTTTCATATGAATTAATTTGTTGTTTTGAAGCTTGAACATTTTTCTTTCTAGCTTGATATGCATTTTCTTCTCTATTGGCATAGTTTTCCATAGCTTGAGTCAATAGACTTATTCCTGCAAAGGCAGCAGTTAATACTAAAGAATTTCCAACAGTAGAGGCAATACCTTTGCCAAAGTTTGCAAGTCCACTATTCATTAATAAATTGCTTTTTTTTGCCTGTCTAGTTGCCTTTTCAACTTTTCCAGAAGAGGCTAACAACTTTTCATTAGAGCTAATTATAGCTTTATTAGAACCTGATATTTCTCTATTTTTTTGTACTAAATCTTTATATGATTTTGAAATTTTACCATTAGCCAAAGCTGTTTGATTCGAGCTTATTCCTAATTCCTTATAATGTTTAGATAACTTAGCTGTTTCTAAGGATGTATTTTTTAAATTAGGAACGCCTTTTTTAATAGCTTTATTCATTGCTGTGGCAGAAAGTGCATATCCTTTAGATGCAATTGTTACATCTTTTAATCTCCCATCTTTTCCAACTATAACTTCTTTAAACTCTTTTATATTTTTCTGAAAGTCTTTACTAAATGAACGTGTAGGATATTTAAAAGATTCTTTTAATCCACCTAATAAATTAGGGACAGATTTACCAGTACCTAATGCTTTAATTGTCATAAACAAAGATGATAAAGTACCTATTGCTAATGGGAGTGAAATATGCATTTTGTCAGCCGCTTTAGTTATATCATTTAAAATTCCAGTAATACCAGATAATCCATCTAAACTAGTCTTAAACATATCTGTAGATATAGTATCTGTAACTAATTGTTTAAGACTTTCTTTTAATTTTATAATCTTACCTTCTGCTGAATTTATGAATCTCTCATTCTCTTTTTCAGCAGAGCCAAATACATCCCCATCTAACCATGCACTTTGGAATTTTTTTCGATTGTTATTAACCAGTAGCTTTTTATCTACTGCTCTGGAGGTTTCCCTCATTTTCATCGACTTGTCATTTCAAGTCCAGTCTAGCATATCTTTTGTACTCATAACAAAGACCATAAAGCCACAGAGCCTCTTGGAGATATTATATTCTATTTCTAGTTTCAATCTCTATGCGTTGCGGATGGAAAGCCTTTTAAAACTTACCTTCACCTCTGATTAGCGTATTTATTAAAATAAACTTAGCTTTCCAGATTTTCTCTCTGTTAATACTCTTAATTCTTCTATGGTAGTTGAATTAAGACGGCAATTTATTTTTACCTGATTCCAATTATCCATGATAGCCATGAATGTATTGATGTGGTTTTTACCTGAACAAAATCTTCAATTAAGTTCGCTATACTTAACTCGTTCTCTTATGAACTGCTATATGTTTCCATATAGATGAGACTATATCTTCATCCTATAAGGATGCTCCCCATTTCCACTATCAATAGCTTATAGTGTACGGTTTATAACCTAGTCGTTGAACCTTACTCTCTTGAGTCTTGGTTGCTGATTATCCCTATCTTTTAGTTTTTCACACTTTGGTACTAAAAGCCTAACGGGAGTTTCCAGCAATTAAAGGAGTTTATCATTATATATTACTATATAAGGCGACTAAAATTAATCGCTTCGGCAATACCACTTTTTTGATTTTTAGTTAAAGCATCTTCCCCAACACTATGCCACTTTTCTGCCAACTCATCTAAAATTGACATCATATCTCTTACTTGGCCAGTTTGCTTATCTAACACATTTATTTTTGCTGTTTCTTGTAAAGTTTTTGCTGTTTTATTGAGTGAAATTTCTCCTGTAGAGGCAGAAGCCTTGATACCACTCATGTTTATCTTTAATACCCTCTGTTTCCAGATATTTAAAAATGGGAATAGACTATACCATTATCTTTCATAAGATACTCATTGATAGTCGTTGCGACCTTTCCTTATCAATTGACTTAGGACTGTGTCTCAGGATTATCCAATCTTTAATCTTATTACCATACCATTGTGATTAGCAATGCCACATTTTGATTTCTCTAATGCTTGGTAATTAAAGCTTTAAGGACTTTCCCTGATATTCTGAGTTCAATTATATATCGCTATATAAAGGGGCTATTTTGTTAACCAATTGTTTTGAGTGCTGTACCTACTTTTTCCAAATTGTTACCCTATAGGCTTTTTATCCTATAGCTCTTATACTTTTTATTTGTATAAGTTCAGCATATATTTTCATCTTCAACATTACTTGTTAAGATGGAGGACACTCGTGGGAAAATTATATTCTATACTATTTTAAACATAAAAATAGCATAGGTTCATTTCCTATGCGTTACGGTGATTAAAGTCTTTTAATTCTTTAATTTACCTCGGTGGTAGCATCTCAGCCTTCACCGATTTTGCCCTCTCATAATATTAATTATTTCTAATTAACACGCCAAAAGTTTAGCATTTTGTACAGATTCATTTCCTCCAACTATCAAAGCAACAGAGTCTTCCATTGAAACACCTGCTGATGATAACATACTTGCACTTCTTTGTAATGCAGCTCCTACATCGCCAGTTGTTATTGCAAAATTATTACCTGCATAGTTCGATAAATCAAGAAATTTTGTAAGATTATCATAATCTTTACTCATTCCTTTGATTTGAACTCTAGTATCTTTAATTGGTTTTAATGCTTTTGTCATTCCACCATAAGCGGACATGACACTAGTTAAGTACTTATCAGCAGTTTCTTGGTCTAAATCACCAACATTTGCAAAAACTGCTGATTGTTTAGCTATCTTCAAACTGTCTGATACCGATTTTACACCAGTTTGTAGAGCTTTAGATGCCCCCTGAATTATATCTTCTGATGCTCTAGCCGTATCTTTCCCTATTGAGATTGCTTCATTTTTTACATTCTTTAATTGCTCACTTGTACCTTCAAAATTATCAGGTGCTACTTTCATCATATCTCTTAAAGCACTATCTAATTCAACGATAGTTGTTTTAATATTTCTTACACCATTTGTAATAGACATACCTATCATATTACCTAAAGTATAAGTTCTCATCGAATTATATAAGTCACTAAAAAAACCATTTGTTGTCTTTACACTAGTTCCTAATCCTGTGAAATTAGATTTCATATTGCTTAATCTGCTTTTTATTGAATCTAATTCCTTTACTTTTTGACCTAGAGGCATACCATTTAATTGCATTAATTCTTTTTCAAGTTTATCAATTCCAGCAGTTGATTGACCCAATTCTAAACATTTTTGTCTAAGCCTATTTAAATCTGAAATTACTTTGGAAAGATTCATATTGAACTTAGCATCTAATTTAGTATTTTTAGTAGCATTTTCTACTTCTTTAACTTTATTTTTTAATTGTTCTAGTTTTTGTATTTCTGATTGTATTTGATTAGAAGTTAGATTTTTAAGATTCAAATTTTGAATTGACTTTAATGAATTTGATAAAGCTTGTAGTTTAGATGTATCTGCATATCCAGACTTACCCAATGTTTCTATTTTATTAGCTAATTTTCCAGCTTCATTTTGAAGAGTTTTAAATTGAGAAGCCATTTTTGTATTCATATCTGGTATTTTCATATTAGCCAACTTAGACTGAACATTTGATAAATCTGATAGAGCCTTTGAATTTAGACCACCTAATTTAATATTAGATAATCTTTTCAATTCTCCTGATAATTTGTTAATTTCTCCTATTTGCTTATTGTCTAAAATATTTGTCTGAGTAAATTTCTTTAATTGTCTTTGAGTAGAATCTATTTTTTTTCTAAAGTTATCGTATTGAGAAGTTAATTTATTTATATTCCCATTTGAATTACCTTTTCCGCCAAATAATCCATTTTGGGTTTCTCTACTAAGTTTATTAATTTGTTTTAACGTGTTCTCTAATTGCTTTAAATTATTTAATGAGGATGTATTCATCTCCACATTTAACTTTATATTATTTTCTTTTGCAGATGTCTTCAGTGATGCTAATTGTTTCCTAGCTTTTTTATCATCAAGTTCTATACTGGTCTTAATTTTAAATTCTTCTGCCATTCAACCAACTCCTTTTTTAAAGCATAAAAAAAGACAGTTAATATACTGTCTTAATATTTTTATTTAATTTTCTCTAATAATACTTTTTTCTTTTCATTAAATTCTTCTTCTGTTAATATCTCTTGGTCTTTCAAACTCTGTAATTCTTTTAATGAATTTGAAATTTTTGATATATCATCATCATCTTTTTTTATATCACTGTTATTTTCTGACTTAGCATTTTTAAATTTTTCAACTTCATTCTCTACAACCAATTTAAATCTCTCCATTTCATCTATATCATATTGGATTATTGGATTAGTAATATTTTTATATTCAGGGATAATGAAAATTTCTTCAGTGCTATTTGCAAATATAAATTTTAACGATATTTTTTCCACCATTGTATGTTTGTCATATGTAGGCAAAATGGAAATAACTTTCATAACATTTTTTTCTCTTATCTGTATATCAAGCTTAATCTGTAATAAATCATCTAATTTTTTAATGAGTACACTGCTACGATTTCTTGCTTTAAATACCAATCTATTATCTGATGTTAATATTATATCTCTACTTCCTTCATTTCCCTCAAAAGCATCTTTTGACAAATCTACTGCTTTTGATATAATTTGTCTCGTTGTTAGTGGAGCATCTTTAGGTCTATTTCTCTCTTCTTCAACTTCAGCCCTAATTCTTGCTGTTCGTTTTTCCTCTTCTTCCTTTTTTTCTTTTTCTTTTACACACTTGAAAATAAAATTAAAGAAAATAAATATAACTATACCAATTATTAAAATTAAAAAAAATGAATATTCACTATCAAACATAATATCCCCCCCTATTCTGATACATTAATTATATCAAGTCTAAAGGAAAATTTATACTAAAAAAGGAAATAGAAGCCAAAACTCCTATTTCCATAACATCATTTCAAATATTTATTAATATCTTCTTTACTAGCTTCTTCTATGTAATCTATCATACAGATTGGAATATCTCTGCTCCTAGAAACATCACTTATTTCTTCTACTCTTATTTTCTCATTTCTTACACTCTTTAATATTCCAATAAATCCATAGTACTCATGGTCATATATAGCATATGTTTTGCCTATCTCAACCATTACACCTTTTATGTAATCATTATTTATCATAAATCTCTTAAGTACCTGACTATTCTCTTTCAATATTTTATTAAGAAAATATATTTGTCCTTTTCCAGTTACAATAGGAGTGTATCTAACTATAGTATTCCCATCTTTATCTACACCAGTACTCTCAGAAACTTCTAATACTTTTAAATCCATTGACTTTTGAGTTGGAGTATTATGGTCAGCTCTTTTCTTCCTAATTAGATATTCATTATTTCTCATCCACTCAAATAATCTATTTTGCCCTATATCTACTCCATTTTGATTTAATATCTTAGATAGTTGAGCAATTAGTATTGAGCTTGATGAACTTTCTATAGCGTTAGCTAGTTCAAGTTTAGGTTTATTTTTCTCTTGCTCTACTCTTAATTTTTCTTTAGTAGCTCTCTCTTTTTTAAGTTCTGTAAGTAATTTTATAGTCCAATCTGGGTCATTGATTGCCTTCTCTAATGCTTCATTAGTCATATAAGCTCCATGTTCTCTTATTGATGGAAGAACTTCATCAAATACCCAACGCTCAAATTTTTCAGCACTTGCTAATTCGCTATTTGTAATTAACCTATACACATCACCTTCTGGTATTATATTCACTTCCAAAGTTTTAGTTTTACTTTGTGGGTGAGGTACTCCCTGTTTTAGGGTATACCTACAATGCCTTTCAATTGCATTATTTGGCTTTGCATATCCAAGAGCTTTTGCTATATCTGTTGCAACAAAATACATTTTACCATCAATCTCAACTGTTCTTATTTCTCCAAACAATTCATTGTTAAAGCTTATTATTCTTTTTACATTTTCTTTATTAATTATGTCCATAATTAATACCTCCTTATAGTTTTTTATAAGGAAATAGTATATAATAATATTAGGTTGAATCATAATTATATACCTAAGGGGCTATTCAAACTTGATAGGGGAGAATAGCCCCTTTTCCTATCCTTATTTATTTTTATAACGTTTAGTATTTTATAATACTTATTGTTATATTTATATTATATTGCCAACATTTTGTTATGTCAAGTATATATTTTATAACTTTTTGTGTTATAATATATGTATAGGAGGTCTTAGAACATGATTGGAGAAAAATTAAAACAACTTAGAATTAAAAATAACTTAAAGCAATCCGATTTGGCAAGAATATTAGATGTAACACAAGGAGCTGTAGGTATGTATGAAAATGATAAAAGAACTCCATCTCCAGAATTGATAGTTAAACTAGCTGAATACTTTAATGTCACTACAGATTATCTTTTAGGTCATACAAAAACCAACTATTCAGTCAGTGCAAATATACCTGGTATGCCATCAATCGTATGTGAAGATAATTCCATCTATGATATACTTGATGGGAAAAAAGACATTAAATCTTTAGAAGATATGAATAAATTCTTAGAAAATACTGATTACAATAATGAAGTCAAAGAAGTTCTTAAAAAATATATGCAACTAAATGAAGTGGATAAAAAAGCTATAGATAGAATGATAGATAATGCATATGAGAGACTAAAAGAGGATAATTAATTTTCCAATAAGTTTGAATGGTGTCAGCAATATCTTCTAAATTAGCACCTGCTACATAACTTTTTTCTTGAAAATCTTTAATAGTCATTATGTATTTCGCCCTAGCTTCTTGTTGTTTTTTTTCCTTGATATTGATACTGGTGAAAATCCCCACTATGACCATCAATATTATACCAGCAAAAATATAAATATACTTTTTATTTATTGATGCTTTTTTACTTATTACAGTCTTTTCATCTACCTTCTTACCACACTTAGAACAAAAAAGTTGTCCTTCTAATAACTTTTCTCCACATGATGTACAAAATTTAGTACTATCATTTTCCTGTGATACTTTGTTTTCATCTTCACTCATATAAATTACCCCCTATAATATCTGTCATAAGCTTACAGTAGCTTTACTGTCCCTCAAAGCTTATTCTACTAACACTATAATTATAGCAGGAAACATGTAGAATTACCTCCACTAATTGTATATATTTGTAAAATAAAGAATTATATGTAAAAATCTTTTAAATGTATACTTATCATGCCTCTGTCATCATTTAATTATAACAAAAAAAAGCCTACTTTAAATAGACTTTATCTTTTATATCAAAATATAATTTATCTAGTTTTTAAATATTTATAAATTTTAAACTTAAGGCTAGTTAGGAGCTATGGAATATCATATTAATCCTTAATAATAATCAATTCACATGAAAAACCATTCCAGCAAATCATTAACTCGCAAGTAATAGCTCCTCAATCCTTACTATAATTATAATATATATATTATAATTAGTCAATATTCCTACAACTATAATTTTATAATTTTTATCCCAAATTTATCTTTATTTTTTACATTACCATCATAACTAAACCTTTTGATAGTATTATAAATATTATATTTATTTAATTTTTTATTAGAAACTTTTCTAGCTATTATATTTGGAATAAAATCTGCTATTTGCAATCCTGCTATATTTTCATCCTTGCTTGGAAATTCAATGTCTAACAATCTCTCCTGTATAGCATATGGATTTATAAAAAGTGTCCCCATTGTTTTAATCATATTAAATTTCATTTTCATTATTTTAGAATTAGAATCTCCATTATGCTCATAAATTATACGACCTTTAGAATCATTATTTTTCAAAAAATGAACATAGTTTTCTATTAATATCTGTAAAGCCATTAATGTTCTATCGTTTTGAATTTCTTTATTGTACAACTTATCAAGTTCATCATGCTTTATACATACTGCTAATGTCGTTATTTTTTTATTCCTTATTATTTTTTCTAAACCTCTATACAATATTTTCACGTTTTGATTTTTTCTAAAAATCCTATTGTGAGGTTTTACTAAATTTTGATTTTTTTTATCATAACCATTATTAGCTTGTTTTATTTCTACTTCATGCAATATTAAAGCCTCATAATTTATATTATCTTTCCATATTTGATATTTTATTTTATTTAAATCTTTTGTTAGCTCATTACAATCATATTTATCTTCCACTATTATTCCAGCTATACAAAATACTTTATTTATCCAATTACCATCTTTTTCATCATGAGTTTCACTCTCATCTAAATATAGATTATATATTTTCCCCACTATAAAATCCCCTTATTTTAAATATGAATATACAAGCTATATTATAACATATTTTTACATTAATTTTAAGTGGATAAGTAGGTAGATAAACTAATAAAAGATAAAAACAACCTAAAATAAGTATCTCAACAATCAGAGATGCTTATTTTTATTTATAATATATAAACATAATTATCTTTGTCATACCTATGTCATCATTAAAACAACTAAACACCAAACAAAATGTTCCTCTCAGGAACACTTGTTGAAATTCCAATACTTTCAACCATAAAAATCAACCTCTTATGTTCGATTCTAAGCAATTAAGGTATTATATATCTTTCAATATTTCCAAGTGTATTATACTTGTCACACACATGTCATCATTGAAATAACTACAACATAAATGATTCAATTTAAAAAAACAATCTAAATTGATTATCTTTAATATTTATTAATATATCTTGATATTTATATTACAATAGAATAAACCTTCTATTATCTTATAATAATAAAAGGTTTATTCTATCTCCACACCTTAAAGGTGTACTATGGTCACTCGCTTTATCTATATTAATATAATAATAAACGTCTTATAAATTTTACAATTTAATCTATAAGACCTATTTTATAACTTCTATATTCGTCATCTACAAAATAAATTATATTATTAAACATAAAGAAGCTATAATTATTTTTCTTTGCTTGATTAGCCATTTTTATTATGTCTCCAATCCAAATATCATCACCATAATTATATATTAGATGTTTTGGAATATCGACTTCATTGAACAATGATTTATTTTTGAAGTTTTCTTTATTTGCATAAATACGATTAAGCTCCTTAGTAAAATCTACACATTCATGAACATCCTTAAATTTAAGTATTAACTCCATATTTACACCTCCTTAATGTAAAACAAAAATATAGCTACATCTATATATTCCAAATATTTATGCTTATAATTACACTTGTCATACATATATCATCGTTGGAATAACTACAACATAAATTATTCAATAAAAAAGACAATCAATTAAGATTGTCTTTAATATATATAAATTTAATTATCTTAATGCTTTTTTCTAACTAAATAATCCATAGTTCTCCTAAACCCATTTTTTGCTTTTAATCTATATGCATATTTAAAATCATTTATATCACCAAATTTATTTATGTATTTATTTATTGTATGAATTGAAACTCTTTCATAAAACAATTCATTTTCTATTATATATTGTGCATCTTGTAAATTACATTTATTTATATTTTCAAAAAGATGTTCAATTTTAGTCAGTAAATTAATATCTCGCTTCGTATATTCAATCATCTCAAGTCTTTGCTCATTCTTCTCTAATATATTTCCTTGAAATATTTCAGATGATTTAATTATACCCATACTTTTCACAAAATCTTTTTTAAAATTTTCCATATACGTCATCCCCCTATAAAATGTACTTAAAAATACTAAATAATCTCGAAACTTATCTTTAATAATTTATTTTTGATAAGTTTCTCTTTTAAATAGGATACGTATCTTTTAATTATATAATAATTTCTTTTCAGTAGAAAATCAAGTGAAAAGGAATGAACGCATAGGAAAACGGTATAAACGCAATTTCAAGAATAATTTTATTCATTTTATAATTATAAATAATTTATTTTATTCAAAATCTATCACATAGAAAAGAAGTGAGACTCTTTTTAAAATTGTTATATTTTCTATAAGAAATTGTAGCTTTTATCTTTCTATCACCTAAAATAACTTCTTTCCTGTTATAATTTCTAACTTCTAATAAATTTATTAAAAAACTTTTATGACATCGAAAGAATATTTTACTAGAAAGTTTCTCTTCAATCCTTTTGATTTTAATTGCAGTAAAAAAACTTTCAGTCTTAGTATGAATCTTTATATATTTACCTAAACTCTCTATACATATTATCTCTTCTAATTTTATTACTTTTGTTTCATCTTTTATTTTAAATTCTATTAATTTCTTTTCTTCAGACCTCTCAATGAAATATTTTGACATTATCTTTTCAAAAGAATTATATGTTATAGGTTTTAGTAAATAGCTAAAAGCTCTAACATCATAACCTTCTGTAGCATACGATACGAAAGCTGTTGCAAATATTATAACAACATCCTTATCTATTTTTCTTATTTCTTTTGCTGCTTCTAAGCCATTCATACCTTTAAATCCTATGTCCATAAAAATTATATCTGCTTTAATATAATTATTTATTAATTCTTCTCCATTATTAAAACAAATAATTTCATATTCAATATCTTTTTTAAAGAAAATCTCTATATATTCAAACATTATTTTTCTTTGAATTTCTTCATCTTCACATATAATTATTTTAAACATAATAATACCTCCAATATTGCTATAAAGTTCAAACAAGTCTTTCCGGAATTATTATTTGTTATACAAATTCTAACACTTTTTCAAAATAATTAAAATGGAAAAATATGTAATAATATGTTATTTATTTTTGTTTTTTATCATTTTATTTGTTTTTTATAAATTTATATATAATATTCTATATTCTACAAATATAATAAGATTAGTAACTCTTATTTTATTTAAAAATCTATAAGAGTTACTAATCTTATTATATTTATGTCATATTTCCAAAATCCCCAACTGCTGGTATTTTCTAATTTTTCCATGTATATACATCATCAATGTTTTCTAAATTATTAATTATGTCATAAACTTCATTAAATTTAGATGCTGGTATATCCTCCCACTTATTCACATTGTATCTGAAGAATATTTTAGTTGTTGTAGTCTTATAATCATAATCATTTGCCTTCACATTGTATCCTCTAATATAAGACAATTTTAATTTTAATAATTTTGATAACATGGTTACATTCTTGGCTCTAAGTCCAATTAGACTTTCTATCTCATTAATTTTTCGATTATTACTTTCTTCAATTCCATTAAATCTGTCATCTACATATTGTGCTACAGATTTAAGTCCTCCCATAATACCACCTTGTATCATTTCTAATAGATAATTTTGATTTATATTATATGTACCTGTTTTACGAATAGATGGCAATACCTCATCCATTACCCAATCTTGAAACTTTTCAGCTTCCTTCTTTTTAGACTTAAATATTAGTTTATATACTCCACTTTCAGTAAGAAATTTCTCTCCTGCATTATTTAATTTTCGGATATGCATATTGTGCATATCTGAATTAGTCAGTTTAACTACCTGATTATCATTAAATTTTCTAATACTGCTGTTAACATCTGAAATCTCTAAACATTCTGCCACATGTTTAGGATTGAATAAAATCTTTCCTTCAAACTCAAATACTTCAACTTCTTTACCTTCAAATACCATTAAATTATTCATATCCCAATCTCCTTTTAATTTTATTTAGTTTAAGAGATTAGAATAACAATGATATTAGACTAATCTCTCTAGCCTTATTATTCAATTATCAATGCTATCTCATAAGTGACTATTTGTCACATCTAAATCTAACAAACTTTTTCTTCTATAACAGAAATCCATTCATTCTTTAATTCTTCCACATCATTTTCAAACAGTTTACATGTTATCTCATACAATTGAGGAATCATACTCATTTCTCTATCTATATAATCTATCTTATTTCTAATTTTAGGTTTTATATCACAATTATTAATTCTTCTTTTCAAATCAAGATGATATTTTTTCTCAAATTCATCATATAACAAATTCCATCTCTTACTGAAATTTTTAGGTTCTACCTTATATCTAACTATTTGATTAATGCGTTGCCTTTTCTCTGCCAAACTTATATCTTCAACTAATCCAATTATCACATCTTCTTTATGGACAACTTCTGTTTCTAATTGTTTTATTTTTTCTCTCTTTTCTTTTAATTCTGTAGCCAGTTTTATAATTGTATCTGGATTGGATAATATTTCCTCTATCTTATCATCTGTCAGGTATGCTCCATGTCTCCTTATTGTAGGTAATACTTCATTTGTCACCCATCTTTTGAATTTTTTAGCTTCTGCCAACTTAGAACTTAAGATTAAACTATATAATCCACTTTCATTAATAATTGTTAAAATTTGTCTTCCTCTAAGGGTGTCGCATTTCGCTACCCCCTTATCCTCTTCGTCGATATGCTTTTTTAAGGCATCTCTTGAATTGGAATATCCTAACATTTCAGCTACATCTTTTCCCACAAACCAAGGTTCTCCACCTTTTTCTAACACTCTAATTTCACCAAACTGCTCATTTTTAAAGACTTCTACTTTCATTTCATTTTCCATATACACATCTCCCTATTTATTTTAACTAGAGAGATTAGAATAATATTGATTCTGCATGCTAATCTCTCTAGCAATATTCTTATTATGTAGTTATCAATATTATCTTATATCTTTGAATTCTTTTTATTAAACCTTAACATGTATTTTGAGACGACCTAGCAAACTTCACTAAGTTCTATGACAGGCAATATGCCTATTGATTTAAGTTTCTTATATATCATTAATCTTCCTTTTTGAGTCCATTTAGTATTCATCTTAATGTCAGGAGTCCCATCAGCCTTTACAATATCTATTGTTTCAGAATGAGTACATCCTTTAGCTTGATAATCGCTATACAACAACCATTGTCCGCTCTGCTTGAACTGGATTCCTAACTCATGTAGTTTCTTATTCATAGCTTTACCACTCACGCCATAATCTTTAGCTATTTGAGTTATGGTTACTAATCCTTCATTTCTAAGTATCAAATCTGTATAGTCTGCTTTTGGTTTAAGTTCACCTATGATTTGTTGTTGTTTATTATTTGTTATTTCTAAAGCTTTTCTCTTTTCTCTCTCTTTTTTTAAGTCAGTTGCTAATTTAATAATTGTATCTGGATTAGATAGTATTTCTTCTATCTTTGTATCAGTCATATAAGCTCCATGCTTACGAATAGTTGGAATTACATCTATTGCTAACCATTTTTGAAATTTTAATGCTTCTTCATTTTTAGCTTTCATTCCTAACATGTAAAAAAGTGATTCTGGTATGTAATTATCTTTCGACCACAAGTGGTCGAAACCAAACTCCTTAGAAAATTCATTCATTCTTTTCCATCTTACTGACTTATATTCTTTTTCTCCTTTTTTCTCTATCTTGCACCAACCAAATCCAATCGCTGTATCTTCAGCATTAATACCTATACTTCCATCTTCGTAACTTATAGTCCTAACATTTACCCCCAGCTCTTCATTTGAAAATACTTCATTTCTTTTTTCATTTTCCATATGCACATCTCCTTTTTCTAAAATTTAACCATCATTTTTCATATTTTTAATTATTATTTTGCATTTTATTTAGTTGTTAGAATCAACACAATAATTTATACATTAAAAATATGATTAGCATATTAATTCTCTATTTTTAAATAGTATCATACTTTTTCATCTTTTACAATATATTTTTAAATTTTATTTATTTTAAGAAAATGTGCATAGGAAATCTTTTATACTATTCTATTGGCACTCCCAATCTATTCATAGTTGATTTAAAACACTTAGGTACTCTCTCTTGTGCCTTAGAATTACTTTCCTCCATTATATTTGTTCTAGGTCTAAATACAGGGTTATATTTAGTACTTCCATGTCCCCACACGCCTCCATTTTCAAATCGCTCCATTGGAAAAGCATGTGCTTTGCTATATATATCAAACCAACTCCCACTATCTTTAATTTCTGTAGCTACAGAATTTGATGTTATTTCAGACACATCTATTGCATTAAGCAATTCATAAGTCCTATCATAAAGTGATGGAGCGTAATTAGAATAAACTTGTTTGTTTACTTCTCCTTTTACTATCTCTTTCATTTCTTTTCCAACTTCTGGCATAGATGCAGCAATCTTATTTTTTGTATAGGCAACTAGTTCATCTAATGATTTAAATTCCATCTAATTCACTACCTTATCTTTAATATTATTCATCTTTTCAATTTCTTCAGTTTCTTTTAAAACTCTATCCTGTAATATCTCATTCTTCATCTGACCTAACTTAACCTCAGTATTCATTAATAAAGATGCAGTTAATTCATTTTCTATTTGACCTATGTAATACATCGTAGTTTCTAACTCACTAGATATATTACCATCTATCACATCTTGTATATCAATATTTAACTCTATATTAGTTAACTTATCAACTAACATTTTAAGAATATCTTCTTGAGATAATGCTAAATCTGGATTCTCCATACCAACCCATATTTTATTTAATATCTCTTCTTTAGTCTCCTTATCAGGATTTCTAACTTCTATATATTCCTCTTTACCATTCTCATCTATAATTGGTATTATAGCCCTAACTTCATCTTGTATTAATTTATCTACTTGTATTTTATTCATATCTATCTCTCCCTTATTTTATTATTGGATATTTACACTTAATAGAAACTTTACAGTTTCCAGTAAACTTCAATATATTTACACCTCTTCTTAACCTAATCCACTTTCTATTAACAATATTAAACCTATTCTCACCAGAACTATTTAAAACAGTATAGTATAAATTATCTATTGTTATTTTTTCATTTAATTCTAATCCACTTATAACTAAATTGTCTTCTTCATTATCGCTGATAGTAGAATTTCTAATAGTTATATCTCCTTCTTTTAGACATTCAATATCAATTACTGGAGCATATTCTTCATCTACATTAGACACATTATTTAGTTTAATTTCCCTTGTATCCTTGACAGTTATAACTTTTTGAAAGCTTCTATAAGCATAATTTGTATATGGTTGAAACTCTATTTCTAATACACCTTTTTTATCTTTTGTATATCTTTTTATTATCTTTCTCGCTTTGAAATAGTATATTTCTTCTATATTGTCATAACTGATAAAAGGTTTAAATTCTCTCTGCCAAAACCAATTACATATGTTTTCTAGCGTATAATCATCCCATTCATAAGCCTCCCCATGTTCGCTACATAAACAGAATTGTAATGTTATAGGTTCTATAGTAGTTTCATCTTCACTGTAACAAGGATTTTTATTAAAACTGCTATCAGATTTAATTGCTTCTTCATAAGGCAATCCATATTCATTCAGTATTTCATCATCATCTAATGTAACTAATTTGATGTTCATAGATTCACTTGAAACATTATCAAATAAAAACTTATCATCTAAAAATACCAATTTATCACCTTCTTTCATTTTTTTAAGTTCAAATCCGATTAAAACCACATTTAAACGTAAAAAAAATAATCCCTACTCAATTAAGAGTAGGGCATTTTACTATTTCTTAGGTTTAGTATCTTTTTCATCTTCTAATTCAACACCTAGCATTGAAGCCATTCTAGCAGGATTAAGATTTTCATCTCCTATAAATGTGAATGTAGCATACTCTTTATTTTCATCTGGTAAAACATCTAATGTCATATTAAATCCAGATGGATTCTCAGCAGTAAGATTTAACTCTATACTTCTTTGTGCTTTTGCATTTGGAACACTCATGTATAAAACCATATATTCACCATCCACAGTTTTAACCATTACCTCAGCTTCTACAACGTAATTTGGTGCAGTAGATTCTTCTTTTATTTTTACAACTTTTGCTTTTGGTATTTCTTCTAAATAGAATACTGCTACTTTATCTCCCGCATTAAAATCGGCTGTAGATATTGTTATTTCTGTATTAGCTCCTGTAACTGATGAAGTGAATTGTAATTTTTTAATTATAGATATTCCATCACTTTCTATACTATATACAGATATGCTATTTGCAACTGGCTTTATATTTTCTAAAGTAACTTTCTTAGTACTATCAGATGTTAATACTTTTCTTTTCCCAACCTTTGCAGTTTTCTCATCTATATCAGAAGATAATAACATCGCTAATTGTGCCATTTGTATTACTTCTTGTTCCATTGTTAAACTTGCTGTTATTGCTCCATCAAAAGCTATTGTATTTGCACCTTTAGCTTTTGCATAAACTGATTCTGAATCCATCTTAAAATTAAAAGCATTTAAATCCTGTGAATAAAACAATACTTCTCCTGTTACTTTATTTTTTACTATTACATTACCTGCATCTTTCACTGCAAATCTTTTCATATTATAAAATCATCCTCTCATTTTTTGCATAAAAAATAGCACTGCTATTTAACAGTGCTAAGTGGTATTTTTATCTCTTTAGACCAATGCTTCATTTTATCCATATCTGTTTGATATTTAAATGACCATGCATAGCCTAAACTTTCATTATAGTTTTTAAATTGTATCTTAGTCTTATAAACATTAATTAATTGCCAATAAGTCATTTTTAAAATCACATCTATTTCTATATATCCATTTATATTTTGAACTATATTTATATAATCACATAAATGGTATGCTTCTTTTTCTCTTTTCTTTCTTTCCTTCTCTTTAAAGTGTGCAATCAACTGTTTTTCTCTTTCAGAGCCAGTATTTTCAATCCACTTATCTTCATCATCTTTAAATAAATTCTTTTTATCAATACAAAACATCTCTAAAATTAAATCTGATACTAGTCCAAAATCCTCTCTACTTATAAAAGCATTTTTCTTTTTATCATCAAATTTAATTAAAATACCAATTTTAATCTTATTCATATATTCAATATTTTTAATATCAGTTTTATATAATATAGATAAAGATTTTTTTATCTTATCACTAAGTAACTCAATTTCTTCAGAAGAATCTCTTCTTGATGTTAACATCATCAAATCCAAGATAGGTATAGTATCATATTTACATTTTAATTCAAATGTTTTCTCGTTACATAGCTGTGAATAGCTCTTTTCAAGTACTAAAAATGGATTAACTATCTCTAAATTAGCCATATCAAATTTAATAAGTTCTTCAATAGTAGGTTGATATACACTTCCTAATATTTCACCTAGTTTAATTGGTAGTCCTGTAATATAATAATTTTCCAACATTACATATCACCAAAACTTTCAGCAGATACAGTTATAACAAATCCGTTATAATCAGTATTTAAATTATACATTTGATATACATTTTCTAACTTAATCTTACCTATACCAGCTATTTCCTCATTTTGAGTTATAATATCAACTATACAACATACTAATGCAACATCTCTTAAGCCATTTGCTGTATTTTGGCATTCATCATGACAAACAACACCAATTTCTATCTTTGTTTTTTTAATTTCTCTACTTCCAGTAGTACATGGTCTATACTCTGCCATTATTATAAAAACTGAAATATCTGCATCTTTTAACACTTTTTCTACTCTTCTATTTAGAAATACTTTTTTATTTCTAAGCTCTTTAACAGGATTTTTTATATCAGGCATGGACAAAATATCTTTTTGGGATTCATCATTATAAATCATAAATTTAGCAAAGTCTTGATTTGACATTAGAGTTGTTCCTATATTACTTATCATCTTGTTAGGGAAAGCCATATAGACCCATATATTTACCCCCTTATTGTTATTTTTTTAGTATCTATTATTTCATTTGTATCTTTATCTTTAGCCAATAGCAAGGCTTCTAAGCCAGAATACTTAGCCAATGTATTAGCCTGTATGACACATCTTTTCTCATCTTGATAAATTATATCACAATATCTGTATTGCTTGTCTAAGAGCCATTTAACTCCTTGAGAATGGTCTATTCTGTATTCATTTTCTTCACCTAGATTAATAAATCCATCCCCTATAATCTTACTGAAAGGAATAATTACACTATCATTTTCAGATAAATCATTCCAAGCTATATTATTTACTGTATCATCTTTTGAAATCAATGCATCTTGTAAACAAATAGCTTTAATAAGACCATCTGCTCCTGTTTCTCTGCCATTATACTCAAAGTCATTAATACTAGTAACTCTAAATACAGTTTTACCAGTTAACATTATTCTAGTGTCAATATCTATAGTTTTAGTGACAGGATTACTTCCAAAATAAAGTTGTCTTTTTGTATCTGAGATAGAAGTATATTTATTATCTGCCATACCATCAGAATATAAGGTTAAATTTTCAACAGCTATAGGGATTTTATACATCTGACCTTTATATTTATAATTAAAGAATTGATTGCATCTTTTTATTATGAAATGTTTATATGTATCCATTTCTTTATGTTCTTTAAATATAGTTAACCAATAACAATTATCATAGAAAAGATAGCAACCCACATCTACATTTAAATCAGATTCAACTAATAGATTTTTTTCATCTAAAGCTCTTTTATCATTATTAGTTATATCATTAATTGAAACTACAGCTTTTTTAGTATCTTCTGTTATACAAACTTCATCTATATCAGTTATAGGAACTTCAATACAGGTTGGTGTTTCTTTTAAATATTTCTTAAAACTTAATCTTAGTTGTAATATTCTTTTTTTTTTAGGTGTTGAACATCCTAGTCCAATTCTTTTTTTATAATTATTAATATAACTACTCAATTTTATCCCAACCTTTAAAACCTTTATATACATATCTTGTCTTGTATTTAGCAAGTTGCTCTCTAATTTGAACTTCTAATAAACAAAGTTTTGCTAACATATTAGCACCAGACTTAGTATTATAGTCTGAATCAGTTAGCATCTGCTTTAAATTTTCTTCTCTAAGAATCTTAGGTTGAAGCCACCAAATCATCATTCCATAAGCTAATATAATTATTTCATCTAAATCAAGGTCTGAAATTATTTCTCCTAGATATTTACTCTTAAATAAGATTTCTTCCTCTGTTTCTGTTTCAAAGGTTATTATACAGTCTTCTTCTTTAAACTCTACAGTATAATCTCTATTGACTTCATATTCTTTATTTGTAGATTTACCAACTAAATAAATATCATGGTTTTTATTAACTTGATTAACAACATATTCTGATTGATTTATTGGAATTGAATACAATATTCTTCTTGCCCTATTATAGACAAATCTTTTCTACACTCATAAAAATCAAATGTAGCCTTTTGAAGATATGAATACATCATATCCTCAATTATTTCTTCTTCAAGTAATAGCATCTCCTCATCATTTATTAGAGAAAGAAATTGTTTATATATATCTTTTACTGGTGTAGCCATATCATCACCACTCTTTCAACAAAATAGGTGATGTTATAACACCACCTTAGTCCTCAAATAAGCTTTGTAAACCTAGTCTAGTAGCTATTAAACGTTCTTTATAGTGAGAATCAAATTTACCCTTTTTATATAATTCGATTACCCTTGAACCTAAGCACTCTATCAAACCATAATTAGCTTTTTCTACTAGATTAACAAACTTATCATTATCTAATTTTAATAATATATGATTTATATAGTCTAAATCATATTCATCTAAATACTCATATATATCCTTTAAGTTTAAATATTCTAATATATCTTCAACAGTATAATCATCACTATCGACATCAATTATAGTTATAAGATAGTTTTCAAAATACCCTCTATGTTTATTTGATATCTCATATAAATCAGACAATAATATAAATGTTTTTTCTCCAGCTTTATTCATTTCAAATATTAGTCTTTCATCTCTATCTCTATAAAGAACAGTACCAGTATCTAAGTTCATTATCTCAACTTCTATTTCATCTTTAAGCTTCCTTAATTCACTTCTCAATTGTTTATATGTTTTTCTTGAACTCTTCTTTTGCAATATTTTATTTTCATTAATTTGTTCAATTTCATTTGAAACCTCTTTTTTTGCTTTTCCAGCCATTTTTAATCTCCCTTCTAATTATAATGTTATTGTATCTTATACATGCCAAATTTAGATGCCACAACAACTCCTAGATGCATTTTTCTTGACATGAACATTTCTATTTGTTGGTCATCTCTAACTGTTCCATCAGTGTTTTCTATTATTAATGTGTTACCTTCAAAACCTAATTTAATTATCTTCTCATCATTTGGTATAACATATAAAATATTATTGCTTAATGCCCATTTATCTCTTTCAACATCATAATAATTAGGTAATTCTATTACTGGTGTTCCACTAAAGTTTTTAACATATCCAAAGTTTCTCTTGTCATCTTTATCTAAATCAGCTCCAACACCTTCTATGTTTCCTACTGCCTCTGGAGTTCCATATATAGCAACAGACTGTCCAGTAGCACCTTTTACTTTATTAACTATTTTCTTTAAATCCTTATCTGAATAAGCAGCACTAGTTTTTAAATTAGTATGTACAGATGTATAAGCTCCTTCCATAGTAGATGCTATTGCCTCTGCTATATGATGTTGGAATGTAGAAGATACTCTATCTACCATTTCAGACCAGTCTATTCTTCCTGTTATAAATCTATCAAATTCTTCATATATAGCAATTGCTAATTTAAATGCAGATGTAGGAACTTTTTTCTCTAATAATCTTTGTCTTCTTGTACTGTTTTTACCTTCAGCTATATTTGCAATCCTTAATAAATCAGTATTTTTAACTGTAAATTCTTTTTTATTTCCTAAATCAAAGTTTTCTACATCACAAAAATCTGAAAATGCCTCTTCGGTTAATCTATTTACTTTATCAGTTATTGTTTCAGATAATATTTGGAATATCTTATATTTATTTTCAAAGAACGTATATTGTCCCCATTCACCTCCACATATATCTATTATTTCTTTTCTTAATGCATCTTCACATTGAGAATAATTTTTTACTTTTCTATTTAATATATCATTTGATAAATCTTTTAATGCTATTATATCTATAGCCATCTTTTTTCCACCTTTCATTAGTCATTTTTTTGCATAAAAAAAAGAACTGTTTCCAGTTCATCTACTTGTTATTACATAAAAGATACATATACAGAATCTTGTCCATTAAAGTTATATAACTCTTCAACTCTTGCAACTACTAAACCTGTAGTTTTTTTTGTCAACTTATAGGTATCTGCCTTAAGTTCCAATTCATCACCAACAGCTATTACACCATCAAAATGTTTTTTAGCTAATGTCATACATAACCCCTTATGAGGTAATCTAACTCTATCTATTTCACTTGCTTTTAATTCATAATCTCTTTCATCCAATCTTTCATCATATTGAAGTGCAACACTATCTAAAATTCCAAATCTACATCCTTCTGATAATCTTTCTATTTTATAACAATCGTTTCCTAGCTCTGAATCGACTAAGCCACCTAATGCAACTATTGCGCCATTTTCTAGTACATCACTTCCATTCTTTGCTGTTACAACATCTGGATACTTATCTATATCACAATTTAATATCGCTTTATCTGCCATTTTTATATATCTCCTTTTCTATTTTTTCATAAAAATAAACACTACTTATTTGAGTGTTTTCTTAATATTTGTTCATATGATTTTGTATCTTTATTTTCATCTTCTAATGTAGATGAAAAATTTATTTTTGCTTCTTCAACTATAAGTCCCTTATCAGAATTAAATTTCTTTGTATTTTCTTTTAACTTAGCATAATCAAGTAAACTCAACTCTTTTCTTAAATCTTCTAAAGATATCTCTTTCTTTATAGCAGATTCTTTAAAAGTCTTAACTTCATCTTCTGTTAATGAACTAAATTCTGAGATAACACTAGAAACTTCTACTTTATATTCTTCCATTTCTTTGTCAGCCTTAAATTTTCTTAAACTTTCCAACTCTTCAGTCAGATTTTTTATTTCAATCTCTTTTTCATTAAACTTTTCAAGGACTAATTCTTTTAAAGTATCTTCTTTAGAAAAAGTTTTTATAACTTCTCCTTCTTTTTTCTCTCTCCATTCTTCTATATATGATTTTCTGTTTTCATAATCTAAAACAACATCATCTCCATCTATAGAATATGGTACACCATAATAATTACAATAATTTATATTGTCTTCTAATATAGCTATTTTTTCTTCAGGGAGAATAGTTCTTAAATAATATTCTCTAGCTGTGTATTTACCTCCCCAGTAAGGGTCTTCAACCTCAACCATCTTATTTTTTAATTGACTATTAATAGAAGTATCTATCTCTTCTATTGATAATAAATCATTTTTCTTTTTATCCAATACATTTTCCTCCTTCCCTTTAAATGAATACATTTCTTTGCAAATATCATAGATTGCTTTTTTATATTTTGAAAAATTACTATATGTATTTATAGATGCCCCTTCAATTCCAGGAACAACATCATCTCCTAAAATAGTAATTCCTAAAAAACTAAATTTTTTAATATTATAATAACCATCAGCTTTATCAACCTCTCCATCTTCAACTGCTATTTCCATACTTACACTTTTTGACTTTGACTCTGTCAATAATTGATATGCTGAATTAGAATAATGCTTCCAAATAAGTCCTGTACAGTTTAAATATGTCTTTCCATCTTCTTCTGTATAAGTTATCTCTGTATTATTTGGAATCACACCAAGTGGTCTTTCTAAGAATTTATACTCTATAGAATAACCATTATCATCCTTTACAACTTTAGTTATCATATTATGCTCATCAAAATCTACCACATTTTGTTCTTCATCATATTTTATATATCCAAGTATTGGTATATCTGATAAAGTTGATTCCGCTTCATTTATAGTTGACAAATTAAACTTAGTTTTATTTAAATTTTTACCTTCATGTAAAATCTTTAATTTTACATTTAATTTTCTATCATCCTCTTCATTAGAAAATGTCTCAAATCCACATGGAATACTAACTACTTTCAATCTCTCACCTCCTTAAACAAACATTACATCGCTAAAACCTATATCTTTAAAATCTTCCTTACTAAAATTAAGTATCTCATCAGGCTTATTTTCAAATAAATAAAATGATTCTTCTCCATATTTATTTTTGTTAATAAAAGCAAATCCTTTTTTCATTAATTCGTCTTTTTTATCACTTGTAAATGCAATAATAAACCTTTTATTATTTGTTTTCATCTTTTCTATCTGCTTTATTTCCATTTGTACCACCATCACCTTTGTCTTCATTAGTAGGTCTTCCAACATCATTATTTGAAAATGTATATGAAGCCTGTTTAACTGGCAATAAATCATCTATTTCCATTAATTGTTCTGCCTTATATAAATTAGCAATTTCAATTGGCTCTTTTCCAGTACTAGCTAAATATACTGTTCTACTATCTCCTACACTATTTATATTTTCTCTAAGTTGTTGTGATATTTTAGATTGGTTAAAATGAGTTGTACCAACAAAGTAAAGTTGGAATGCTTTTGATGAGTTCTTTTTATTTAGTTCATAATTTATCCATGTCTCTATTTCATTTTGAATCCTCATTGGTATTAAACTATCTGCTATAACACCATCTGCAATTGATTCTGTATTTATTTTATCTGAGTTAAAAAGAGCTGTATTAATTCCAGCATTATCAAATATAAATTCTTTTGCTTCTTTAACATAATCATTAATCTTTGATTTTCCATCACTTAGATTAATTCCTTCCATATCTAGTGGAGTAACTGCTACAGATGTACCAGCTGGTAAGTTTGATTTTATATCATGGTAGTAAGCACTTAATAAATCAAAAGCAACTAGTGGCTCACCATCTTTACCATAAGGAACTTTCCCATGTATTAACTTAATGCTTTCAATGATAGCATTAGAACCCTTTAAATCTTTCATATCTTCGAGTTCCAGGATATCATCAAATAAAAAACTAAAAAATGGTATTCCTTTTGTCGAATCAATATCTATATTAAATGCCACAGCATTATCACTTAATTCATAATACTTATTTTCTATTAAGTCTTCTTTTTTTAAGCTTCCATCATTCAATTTTTTATATGCTTCTTGAACTTCTACTGGAAATGCTGATAGAGTCTTTTTATTTATTTTTCGTAAATTAATTCCATACCTTAATACTCCATTTACTTTAGATGTTATTGTACAATAAGAGGCTGGTATTTGTTGCATCATTATGCATTTTGAATCTTCAATTTTATATAGATATATTTCTCCTTGTTCTAACACTTTTTCAGTTATCCAAGGACAAATATGTTTAAGTTGATATTTTTTTAGAAGTGCAGCTGACTTAAAAAAAGAGTTGACATAATCATTTTTATCTTTAAATTTAGAAATATTTATTGGTATAATATAATGGTCAAATGTATTCATGGTTGAAATCATATTTAGAATTCTCTTATATGTACCAGATGTTTCTTTAAGCAAAAGACTTACCTTTTGTAGTAATTCTACGTTTTTGTAAGGGTCTGTCATAGCTTTTCTTACTTGGTCTCTACTTATATTTCTTATTTTATACATTTCATTTGATAGATTTATAGTATTTTCTATCATTGCATAATTTCTTTGTCTTAATTGTTCATTTAAGTACTTTATTTGGTCTAAAGTATAATCTTTTTTATCTTCTTTGAGTTCTATTATGGTTTCCACCTCCTGACCAGAATGAAATTATTTGTCCACTGTTCTTACTATTTCTTTTTTTTAATTCTCCATCTAGTAAATTTGCTAGATAATTTCCATATGCTAAAGAAGAATATCTATCTTTTCTTGCTTTTCCCTTTTCTTTGACCTTAAGCCACTTTTGACCATCATTTTTAACAGTTTCTAAGTTTATTAATTCGTTTACAAGTAGTGTAGTTTGTTTGTATGGTAATATCATTCTCGCTTGGTCTGTATAATTTTTCTTTGCATATCCAGATGTACTACTTAACATGTCATTAGCTTCTACATCATTTATAGGTAACTTTATTCTATTTTTTAGAAATACATCAAGTAAGCCAATTATACAATCATGATTTATTTGTCCATATGCCTTAATCTCAAATATAACTGGATAATTCTCTTTTGTAATAAAATTATTATGTAAATGATTTGTATTAGCATGAGAAAACGCATTATATTCTTTATTTCTAGCATCATCATAATTAACCCTAAGTAAATCAGATAAAACACTTTGGCCTACCCCTTGAGTATCTATAACTAAGAAATCAGTTTCAAAATCAAAGAACAATTGCTTTAATCTTATTGCTTGTTTATCTGGCTTCATACCATTATGAGATTCTATATGAACAACCATTCTTTCATAATAATCTTTTTCAGGCAATAATCTCCAACATGTATACACTGAGTTATCATTATTGTCTCCTTCTGCAACAGCAATGTCAGCAGAAATTATCCTTAACTCACCTTTTCTTTTTTGTAAATTACACTTAACTTTTCCATTTTTAGCAGATAATATTTCTAAATCTGTTGGAGGGTAAAATGGATTTTTTAATGTTCTACATGGATTCACATAAGATGATTTAAATATAGCATCTTCATTTTCCCCAAAGAAAAGTGATTCCATCTCCATAATCCAAGAAACAGCATCCATTTCTCTTTTCATTTCATCTGCTCTTTCTTTATCTAATATTCCATGATGAAGAGAAAGTTTATAATTACAATTAAGTACAAATTTATCTCTACCATCTACCATATCTTTCACATACAATTTAAATTTGTCATATGCTTCATGCATCCTAAACCATGCACTACTTAAATATAATTCTTTATTAGGCTCCGGAGGGTAATCTTCATATTTTCCATCTTTTTTAAACTTTAGATTTCTACTTACATTTAGAAATGGCTTAAGAATCCTATCTTGTATTTCTTTTTTTACCAATCTAAACTCATCTACAATAAGAATATTGAAACGGAAACCTCTTGATTGCTCATTTGATACTATAGCTTCTATAGTGCTTCCATTATGAAATGTTACTTTAGAAAATTTATTATTATATTCTATCTTTTTAATCTCTCTAGCTAACATAGGAGATTGTTTTACTAATTCTTTTTCTATCTTTTCTCTTATAATAAGTTCTGCTTGTGATTTAGTAAATGCAGCTATACCAATTTTAGAATTTGGATATAAAACAGCTCTACAACATGCATATACAGCAGCAATCCAGCTCTTTGCAAACCCTCTGGCACATATAAGCATCGCATAATTACATTTATCAAACATATATATAAGAATAATTTGAACTAAATATAAATTAAGACCAAAATAATCAATACAAAATCTATGTGGATTTTCTCTATAGAACTTAGTCCATTCAATTATTCCTTCTTCAAGAGCTTTATTTTTATCTGAGTTAATTTCGTTATTATTTAGCTTTCTAGTCTTGGTCATCATTTGGATTATCCTCACTAGCTAAATCGAATACTTTTCTCATTTGTCCTATAAACCACTTATTAATATATGTTTTTATTTTATCTACATCTTTGAATTGTTCTGAAGGCTCTCCTATAGGTCTGTAATTTTCTATTTTATCAATCCATGTACCCCATGTAATCGTTTCATTTTCTGCTAAACTGGCTTCTTGAATAGGTTTTATATTTGCATCATTCATAAGTTTTGATATTAAGGTATTCATTTTTTCAAACCCTGTAGCATCACCATTTCTTAGTGCTTCATCACTCTTTAATAAACATTTAGAAATTTGTTCTAACAACATTTTTTCAGCAGGTCTTTTACATTGATATGCCATAGAAAACTCATTAAATTTATTTTCTAAAAACATATAATCTTCTTTTCTTAGTCCTGCTCCCCATCTTTCGACCATATCATTATTTATTTTTGTTTCATTTAATTTAAAATCAGAATCAATATCATCTTCAACTAGATTTTTTGAATTAATATTATCAAGACTTGATTTACTTACATATCTAGCATTTGCTTTAGTTTTCATGTACTCGCCTAACCATTTAGACTTTCCTTTGTTTTCTTTGTTAATACATGTATTATATAAGTCTTCATCATAATAAACATCTAACATTACAAATAGTCTCTTTGCTGCTATTTTTTTATCCCCAGCATACTTGTAAACTAACTCATCATATAATTCTTCAACGCAATTTTTACACATGGGAAAAGTACTTAAGCTTTTATGTAATTTACTAGAGCTACTATAAAAATCTCTTGCTGCTGACTTTTCTTCTCCACAACAAGAACATTTAATTTTACCTTTTCTAGCCATTTTATCACTCTCCTTTTGAGATGAAAAAAGAGAGGTCAGCATGAAACTGACCTCAGAAGGGAGATTGAATTTAGCCCATTAAAGGACTAATACCATATCATAATGATGGAATATTATCGTATTAGTCCTTTAATAATTAGCTCTATTTAAGCTTAATATTATAAGTACATAATCTTCCATCATCATTAAATATCATTAATTTTTGCATTGCATATGAACTTAATCTTAGATTCTTAGCATATGTATCTGTTCCAGAAAAACTTCCATTTACAATAATTTCACTTTCTCCATAACTATCTTCTTTACAATTGTGTAGATGAGCTATGAAAATATAATCAGGAATTGATTTTATAAGAGAGGTTAATTTAGGAATTGCTGTAGACATTTTATCTTTATCTCCATGTACTGCGAAACATGTATTTCCACATATTCTAGTTACTATTATGTCATTATCATATATGTTCTCTTGAAATATTACATTATCTAAACTTTTAATTCTTAGTTTTATATATTCATCTATTAATAGTGTAAAATTATCTTTATCTAAATTTTCATCTTTTTTAGGAAGAACCCTATCATGATTTCCCCCAACTGAATAAACAATAATTTTATCAATTTCTTTAGATAACTCATATATAAATTCACTAAGTATTTCAGACACCTCTATAATTTGTTCAACTATATTTTCTCTATTTTCTAATCTTATAGAATTATGTATATGTCCAGAAATTAAATCTCCAAGTAACATTACATGCAGTCTATTAATCTTATGCAACTTACTATATTCAATAATTTTATCTTTTAAATATTGTATTCTTATCTTGAATATTTCTGAATTATATCTATTAAATGTATTAATAGTCTCTAATCCATAATGTATGTCTGAGATTAGCATAATAGCCTCTTGATTTGAAGATTCATAGCATTTGTAACTAGAATCACTTAGAAATGGCTTATGAAGTGATATATTATCTATTTTATTATTAAATAAATCAATTATATTATCTATTCTTGAATATTCTCTTATTTTCTTATTTACTAATGACCTTTCATCAGATAACTGTACTTTTATCTTTTTCAGCTCTAATATTTTCTCATTTATTTTATCAATCTCTTCTTGAGTAGAATTATTCTGTATCTTAGAATTAAGATAATCAAAAGCCTCTTTCAACCCATAGGAAACCTTCCTACAATGGTCTGGAGAACATTCTAACCCTAATAGTTCAACTATCTCTCCCCAATCCAAATCTATCTCTTTATTAACCTTTGCCAGTCGTATTCTAATCCTATAGTCAATTAGTGACTCATCTTCTTTTTTCTTCAATATGTCTTCCATATTCGATATCTCCCTATTTATCACATAAATATCATTATCAATATATTAAGTAAAAAATAAATAGCCCAATATTGATTTATTGAGCTATTGTTTCACTTAATCTTATCGTTATATTTAAATCTGTTTTTCCAATATACTGGTCAAAAACATCACTAGATAACACTTCATTATCGCCATTTTTTGTATGCTCTATAAATTTATAAGTACCATCTTCTTGTTTTATTACTTCACATTTTTCTAAAATCGTTCCTTTATTATTTTTCATATATTTTCTCCTTTATTTTTATGTTATCTATAACTCTACTGGGAATATATTTATTTGCAAATTAGGCAGCCTTGTAGCTAACAATAGCTAATATAAGTTAACGCATTTAGCATTTATCAAGGATTTTCTATAACTTTTTTATTTTATTTTTACTATTTTAATAATTTAATCTTTTATCCTTGAGATTTTATATTTGAATTTTTAACTTTAAGCTTTATATCTATTGTTCTCTTTTATACAGTACAATCGTTTCGTTTGTATGTACCCATCACTTTTTATATAAGCAGTTTGATTTTTAACCCAAAATCAAATGGGAACTTATAATTTATGTTATTCGCCTAACCTGCAAATTAAAAAATAGCCCAATTAAGGACTATTTTAAATCTACATCTATAATTGTAAGTGCATTTGATGTACTCAATGCAAAATCAACTTCTTTTTCAAATTCTTCTATTTCATCCCTTAACTTTTCTATTTTCTCTCTTACTTTTAAAGGGTCTACTAAAGACCATTCTTGTTGTTTTTTATAAAATGAAATAAGTTCTGCTCCGTCTTTACTTTTTTCTTTTTCCTCAAACATTCTGTCTGTATTTTTTTGCACTTCTTCATTTCTACGATTTACTTCAGACATCATACAATCATAGTTACTAACCATTTGTCTCAACAAGGATTTATCTAATTCTATACTATTTTTTCTTTTTATTGCTTCTAAAACTGTATAATTCTTATTACTAATTTGAACATTTGTTATAGCATTAGAGATATTAATTGCTTTATCTAATGCGTTATAATTATATATTAAATCTTCTATTTGTTGGTATTTACTTGAAACTTCTACATTAAAATCTTCTACACTTGTTTTTGTTTCATATACATTTTTATCAGACCCTTTTTTAGTTCCTACAATTTTAAAATTATTAATGCATCTATCTATTTTATCTTCTAATAACTTCTTTTCTGCTAAAGCCTTGTGTACATTATATTTAACCATAAAAACATCTCCCTTTTAATTAAAATATTATTTAAAAATAACAAACTCTTTTTATTGGAAGAGAGGAAGGGATTTGAACCCTCGTATCAAATTAATTGAACTAATAGTTTAGCAAACTATCCTCTTTACCACTTGAGTACCTCTCCATATTTGGTAGGAATAATAGGAGTCGAACCTATGACCTTTCGGGTATAAACCGAATGCTCTAACCACCTGAGCTATATCCCTTTTGAAAACAAATTTAAATTATATTACCAATTTAAAATCTATATCATTTTCCTCTAACCAGCTTTTAGCTATCTTTTCCATCTTTAAGATTTCTTCATCTGAAAATCTAGCTAATCCTTTACCTTTTCGATTTCTAACATTAATGCCAAGTTTATAGTTAATGAATCTATAAAATTCATCCCATGCTTTACCAAACATACAATTAAATTTTTTAACTGCTATTGTTCTAACACATTTATTAATAATAGCTTTACTTTCTGTTATAGTGACTGAATTAGTTATAACATCTTCTAAATGAGATATTCTTTTATTCTTCAACCCTATTAACTCAGTCTGTAATACAGATAATTTATTATGGTCGCCAGAAATTATCGCTTCAATCATATCTTCTTTTATATTTTGTTCAGTTCTAATTTCTTCTATTACAATTTCAGTTTGTTCTTCTGCATCATGTACAATATCTAGTAATCTAGTTCTAATTTCTTTAGCAACTTCTGAATTTCTAAGTAACATGCCTATTCTGAGAATCGCTCTTTTTGGTATTAATATTAATCCTCTTGATGGAATTTTAAAACTCACACTATGTGCGTTTTCTGAATTTGCAAGTATTTCAGCTATATTAGATTTTTTATATAATTTAAGACCATCTAATTTTAGTTCTTCTCTATTTCTTTGAATTAATACTTCAACAGTATGTTTGTCAACTTCATAATACTCAGAAACAAGTTCTACTGTACTAAAATCTGTATTTGCTAAAGTTAATATCTCTTTCACATGTTCCAATACATCTACTCTATCTATATTTCTATCTCTTAATTCTTTATTTTCTATAAGTTTTTCACCATTCATTTTATCAAATCTCCCTTTTAGTATTTATTTAAAAGGAAGAAAGACTTACTGCTATCTCACGACATGTGCTTTCTTCCAGTTTTGAAATGGTGAGTAATTATCCCACAAATTTCACGTTGTAGTTTAATATTTTTAGTGGCATCATCATCTTACAATATAAGATGCCTATTATTAGTCACCAGAGCTTCTCAAATGAGCTATCTCTGCTAATTGTATTAACTTTTAGCATATTCTATGTTTGCTATCATATTTCACCATATGAAGGGGCTTTTAACCCATATGTATTAAATTCAAATAGTAAATCCGAAGCTTTAGCTGAGGATAACAACTGAACGAAGTGAAGGCGTTAGTTATAGCTACCGCGTCACTTACGTTCCTTGCTATCACTTCGACTAAAGCTTTGTGATTAAAATTATAATTATAAAATCCTACTTATTACATATTTTATATAATGTTTCTTGTTTCTTTTTTGTTCTTTTTCTAATTTTTTCAATTCTATAATTACATTCTTTTAAATAATTAATGAATTTATTAGCAGACATTACTCTTCTTTTATTATCTTTTAACTCATATGTATTGATGATATTTTCCAATTCATATTTAAATAACCATTTATTTAAATAGTCATCTTGTATAACCAGTCCTTCTTCTAATAATTTATTTTGTTTCTTTATTTTTTCTTTGCCTATTGCTGCATCTATATCAGCACAACCTTTACATTGTCCATTGCTCCAATAATATAATTGCAATTTTACCTCATAATCTAATGCATCTTTTTCATTTTCAAAATACTTAATAATATCAACATTATAATTATAGTTATTGTTTTTTACTATATCATACCATTTTTCATTTCTGATTTGATTATAAATTCTGTCTCCAATTCCTTTTCCAATATAAAAGACATTCTCTTTACCATCATGATCTATAATGTAATGTTTATAAACATAATATTTATCCTTTTCAAAGTATTGTAAATTCATAACATACACCTTTAAAATATTTCTTTCAAAAAAATCCGATGACCTGCATATTGATATATATATTTATATAAGTATGCGAGTTATCGGAAAAATTAATATGAGTTGTATTTTACTAGTTTATTATTAATATTACTATTATTATTTCTATACCTAAAAGCTTTAACAATTATATCTAATAACTCTTTATTTTTCATAACATTAGTTCTATATTCTGTCTTATGTACTTGATATAACTTAACTAATCCTATTTCTCTTGCAAATTCATTGAATGCTATGTATTTATCTTTCTGAGTTACATTTAATTCATGTTTATTATGTTTCACCATATTTACTACTCTATTATAATTTTCTTTATCTTTTAAAAATGGTGTATTTGCTATAATTCTACATGCATTTAGATAATCTTCATACAAACTATTATCAACTATGATATTTTCTTTTCTTTTAAAGTTTATATTTTTATCTGCTACCAGTCTAACCTGATATCTAAAATTATCTAATTCTTTATCTTGATTTACTCTATTTTTACAATTTTCTTTATGTGGTATTAATTCACTTTTAATACTTAAGACATCTATATCTTTAAATGTAGCATATGTAACTGTTTTAGATAGATTAGAGGGCATAAAGATATTATTTTTAATTAATTTATTTTTATATCTTGATATGGTATTTTTGTCCACTCCTACTATATTTGCAATTTGATTTGATGATAATATACTCATATTCCCCTTTATATCTTGCATAGTTAGAATCACAGCCATGTAATATAATAATTTATTTATATCTACTTTACTATCAAATTTCCAGACATTATAAGCAATTTGTTTAAAAATATCATATGCTATATATTCACTGTCTTTTATTTCTTTTCTATAAAACTTTCTTTTTTTACCTTTTCCATCATAAAAAATATTATTTTCTTCTAATTTAGAAGCATATTTTTTAAAATCTTTATATAACGTATTTTCACTAACACATATTATCTTGCTTACTTCTTTTATATTTATTTCTTCTATGATATCATCCTCTCTTTCTTAATAAAAAGAAAAAGAAAGACTTACTGCTATCTCACGACATGTGCTTTCTTTTTGCTTAAAAGATGGAGATTAATGGAATCGAACCATTAACAATCTCCTATATCTCCACAATGATAAGTCCAATTAAGACTTATCCATTTTATATTTATATTTTATTTAGTTGTTAACTATTTTAATATCATATGTTCTTTTACAAAAGAATTTATAAATTTAACTGTTGGTTTAGTACTGGCTGGTATAATATATTTTTCTCCTTCTTTTCCTGGTAAAGTATGTGTTTTTTCACATGCTTCTATTTCTTTTCTTCCTATTTTTAGAAATCCACCTATAGTAGCGTCTTCACCTGATTTAAATATATCTACAACTAATTCTTTAAATGCATCTAATACTACATCTACTTCTTTTTGTTTTAGTTCTAATCCTTCTTCCTTTAGTTTCTCTTGAAATAATTTTACATATTCATTTTTTCTCATTTTCAATCTCTCCTCGACTTTATACATTTTATTTATTTGTAGTAGTATTAATTACCCCTACATATATTAATGTCTTTTCCAGCCGATTTTATACCCTATTTTCCCCACCCATTAGTTGCAGTTTTTACAGTTTGAACGATAGCCCTTTTTCCCATTTTTATCAAACCTTTGTATTAGTTTAATTTCTCCACATTTGCTACATTTTTTATACTTTCCTTTTACTAAATAAACATAATAATATTCGTCTTCATATATTTCAGTATACTTATCTATAAACTTATTTACTATTCTATCAATATGTAAATTTACATTTTTTTGAGCTATACCTAATTGCTTGGCTATTTCATTTTGTGTAACACCTTTTTCCCATAATGATAATATAATTTTTTGTGTATCAGTTAACTCTATTTTATTTAATATGTCTTGTTTACTTAATGCTATCTCATCTATTAAGTTATCATTATAAGGAATTTGTAATAGAGCTTTTACATGTACTGGGTCAAACATATCTATTAAATCACAGTCTATATTGATGTCATTACAACTATCTTTTAATGGAGCTTTCCAAATTATGTTTTTATCTTTTTGGAGTTTGACTTGTAACATATCATCCTGAACTAGTGGTAGTTGTTTGATTGCAAACCTGTAAATATCCCCGCCTTTTTTAATTCTTAATTTTACATTATTTGAATTTATACTTTTTGATAAATTTTCTCTATGCTCTTTATCATTTTTTAAGTTTAATAAATACTGTTTATATTTATAATAATCTTCTATTTCAGAATATTTTAATCTATCTTTTTTACTTATTTTTATATCTGGAGATAGTTTAAAATTTTTCTGATTTTTTAGTATTCTTACTGGTTTTCCATTTGAATTTTCATTGTCTTCAACATCAAATTCAACCACCTCTGCATGTTTTCGCATTTTTTTCTCTTGTTGCATACTCCTTTTAAATTCTGAATAAGAGTCATATACTTTTATATTTTCTTTTTCTTCTTTTTTATCATCCTTTGCTAATAGATATGTACCTACTTTTTCTAAGAAATGACTTATATTGGTTTCTGACCATAATACATCTGTTGTATTTAAATTAGCTTTGCATATTCCTTTATCGAATACTTCTTGCCAAAATTCATCATCACTGAATTTAAGCTCATCTATATTTTTTAGATTTAATAATTCATCAATAAATTTCTTTCTTTCTTCTAATGTTTCTAATTTATAGTCTAATTTATGCATGTAGTCCCAAATACTTTTATTATCTATTTTCCCTTTGAAATTGCCACTTATCAAAGCCATAGCTTACCCCCTCACTATTATTATGTCTGTCACATTTATTCCCATGATATTGACATTCTGGACATTTATATATATTTCTTTTTCCAATTATATTCCAGTCATCTAAAAATTCACTATAATCCTCTCTTAATATTTTTATATTTTTGTTTACCATCTTCTAGTCCTTTCATCTTTTTGTATTCTTTACTTTTCTTCATATTTTAACCTCCATTTCAATTTTGTTTTTTAATTTTATTTAGTTGTTAAATGTTTTTCATATATAAATTTCCTCCTATTAATTTAATATTTTATCTTAATTTTATCTATAATTATATATTAACATTTTATATTATTTTTGTCAATTTAGTATTTTATTCAGTTTTATTCCCTGTTGATAAGCTGTTAGTAAGTTGTTGATAACATGTTGATAAGTTGCAATTTTATTAACAATTTGTATTTTTATCTGTGCATAACTATATAATTTTTAAATTATTTCAGATACTTTAATTTTTCGATGTACCATCTCGTGGTATATCGAGGCAAAAATCGAAAAAACGTTGAAATATAGCGATTCTTTCGATATACCATCTCGTGGTACATCGAATTTTTCGATATCCCATGCTATGGGCGTACCATGAGATGGTATATTAATATAAACAGTCTTTAATATATTTGTTTTTGTATTTATTTGTTTATGTAAAGGGAAAAATTACCTTGAAAAAATGGGAATTATAAATTATAATAAGTTTAAAATAAAAAAATAGGAGGGTGTAAAAATTAGACTATGGTAAAAGAAGATATATTCAAAAGTAAAAGTATTAGCTTAAAAGCTAAAGGTCTTTATGGAACTATCTCAGCATTTAAAAACGAACCTTACTTCTCTAAACAATTTTTGATGGACTATTTAGATTTGGGAGCATATTCGTTTAGAATGGCATGGAACGAATTGAAAGACAAGGGCTATCTTGAAGTTAATAAAAAATTTGAAAATGGAATATTTGTATATGAATACAAATTGCACTAGGAGTAACTTATGAATAATATAATAAAAATTAAAGATGGTGAGGTTTTAGATGTTAGACTAGAGGAAGATAGTATTCTTTCGGATGGTTATGGTATATCTCCAAAATTTCTTATGAGAAATAAGGACATACCTATTTACTCAAAAGCTATTTACGCTTATCTGGCTAGTTTCGCAGGTAATAAAAAATACTGTCATCCAAGAATGGAAACAATCTATGGAGAGTTGAACATAAGTAAAAATGCTTTTATAAAATATGTTGAGGTCTTAAAGGAAAATGGATTTATTAAGGTTTATAGAATCCAAAATGAAAATAATTTATATGGAAATAACGTGTATGAAATTGCAATGTCTAAGTCAAAAATTCGAGAAAATGCAGAGAGTTACATGAAGACGAAAAGGGAAAAGAAGAAAAGTAAAAAGTCACCTGATGAAGTAGCAGCTTCAACAGATGACTCGAAACGAAAAACTTTAAATTCAATTAATGATAATAATATTATAACACAAAAAGAAAAAGATATACAAGTACTAAAAGAAAATGGATTTACTGAATTAGAAATATATTCTATGTCTGAAAAAGAAATTGCATCAGGTGCGAGTAAGATGAGAGAGATAATAAAAAAACAACAAAAGAAATAATAAAAAGGTCACTAAATTAGTGACCTTTAAAATCTATTCTAAACGATTTTATTTCTGAATATGAATTAATTATCATGGACGGGCATGGAACTGTCTTAAAATGGCTCTCATTAAATATTTTTAGTATTATTGTTCAAGGTATCCAATTACATTTGCATAGAAACGAGAATCATCATCGACTTCTAGTTGTTTACTTATAAATTGATTAGCATATTTATTAAATGTTTTATAGCCCCCTCCAATACCAACAACATAATATCCATCTAGCTGACCAAATTTATTAGTGATTTTATTAATCATATCATCAATAATAGGGTACATGGCATCAATATAATCATCTAATTTGTATTTAGAACCCTCATACTCTATAACATCAATATCGTTTCTTAATATTACATCTATTTGACTTATTTTTATATCTGCACCATTTTTACTATTAAATTTATTTGCTATTGCTGTTTCAAAGTCTATGATTCCTTTTTCTATAGTGTCTGTTACATTAGGATAGTACATATCATCCTCATAATCATATTCATAATTACATAAATCTGTAGTACTGCCTCCAACATCTATTCCTAGAATATTCTGTTTAGTAGTAATCTTGTCTACAAGTGAAATAAATCCTGAATATCCTTCTGCTTTAACATCAACATTAAGTATTTCAAAAGTTTTTTGTTTTCCATCAATAGTAATTTTTATTTCTCCAGGTTGAATAAAAATATCTTGAAATAATTTCAAATATTTTTCATTAAACATTTGAGTTGGTGGTAATCCGGTTATCAATTCCACAGAAAGATTATCCTCATCAGGAAATATTTCATGAATCATGACTAAAACTTGTTCTAATAAATTTTTTCTAGTATGTTTAAGAACATTATTATTTAAATCTCCTACACCTAGGTAGATTACCTTACCATCTTTTTTCATAACACGTGCTTTTGGTGATATTGTTTTTTCAAATTGAAGTTTATTTGGTAACTTTTTTAAAATTAATTCTTTTTCAATATATGCTGCTGAATTAAGCATACTATTACCTAAGTCTACTGCAACTTTTACTTTTTCTTTTTTCATAAGTAAATCCCCCTAAATTATTTTTGTGGTTTTAAAGCTCCTACTTTTCTTTTTTTAGCTGTTTCATTTTGATTATTAGTATTAGCTTCGTCAATATCATTATTATTATTATAAATTTCATCTGCATGTAATTGTAGTACTCTTTTACAATACAATCTTAAACTTCTTTCATCCTTTTCAGCTAGTGATTTTAATTTATCAGCTAATTCTATTGGAATAGGTATCTGTAAATTATAAGTATCCTTTTTTATAAAAATCCCCTCCTTTTATAGCTCATTTAGTTTAATTATATTTCAATTGGTATATAATTACAATGCAAATTTAATATAAATTATATATACTATTAAACTATAATTGTAATACAAAATATACTACAAGCGTAAAGAAGGTTATATTACAATTTGTTTTATATTTAATTATAAATTTTAATATAATTTATATGCAATTGCATATTAAATATTAATAATTTTTATAAAAACCATACATACACTACTTAAATTTGAAAATTGTTTTATAAAATTTATCATTTTAGATTGATTTTCTGGAGTATAGTGTCTACGAAAATTGATATGAAAAATTATATAAATTACTATATATTTTTCTATAAAATAGGCATATTTATATGTTTTAATCTTGAATAAATTGCATGAAGTATATTTTGTTTGAATTGTATTGAATTTTAAGTAAAAAATGATAACTTGATAGAATTAAAATTTTGTCTATAGGATTTTGAGATGTTCAAATTTAAAACATACACTATTTAAAATTATTTTATAACAATTATAGTTGATTTATAGGATATAATATATATTTTATATAGTTCATATAAATTAAAATAAAACATACACCCCCTGTTCATGCTTTAGCCTTATAACATAGGTTCAAAACATAGATGGGGCTATTTTTTTATCATGATTAATGAAAAATAAGTATTGAATTAACACTGTTTTATAATACTCGGAGACGGTTTGAAATTGTTCATGAGTGTATGTTTAAAAATTTGAATTAGTGGTGTAATTTTGTATAAATGTTTATTTTAAGGGCTGAATGGAATTTGGGATGTAGAAGAAAAAGGACTACAAAATGATAATGAATATCATTTGATACTAAAGTCTAAAAATAGCCCCCTTTCTTCTATTTTTAAGGTCAACGTCGTATAATCATCTTATTATACGACGTTGTTAATTTATGTTAAGAAAAGAAATTACTTTGTTAAAAACGAATAAAAGGTACTAAATCTTACTTTTTATTAGAAATGATAATTCATGTTATTTTAAAGATGATAGCATGAGTTATTATTTTTTTTGTGTTCATTATTAAATAAAAAAAGCTTATAGAAATAGAACTCTTACATTACTAGCTTAATATTATCAGTACATTACTATCATCATCATTGCTACATTTATCACTACATAATCATTACATTTACTTTCTTAATCATCAATCAAATTTACATACTATAGTAGATATAAAAAATAATTTACACAATTATGTACTCATATGCAAGTAATATCAACATGTTAAGCAATATTCTTACATGAATAATAACTAAATAAAATATATAAATATTATAGAATATATTGACAAAAATTGGAAAGTGATGTATTATTAAATCACCAAATGAATAAAATCAAAAGGAAGTGTGACAAATGAAAACTTATAATGACACAAGTTGATTAGAATACGACAATTAGCTGTATATAACATTAACTATTATGTTATAATAATAAGATAGGAGCGTGGTCGTGATGGATGAAAAGATATTAGAATTATTGCAGAAAATGGATACTAGACTTAATAAAATTGAACATGACATTAAAGACTTAAAAATTGGACAAATTGAAACTAATAATAGACTTGATAATATTGAAAAGAAACAAGACATATTATATAATCAATCTATTGTAACAGCAGAGGAAATAACTTCTATCAAAGATAATTTTGATGTGATTGATATTAAGTTAAATACAATAGAAACTAGAGTAATTAAGATTAATAGAAAGCTAAATGGAGCAACTGACCAAGTCGCTAGAAATATGGAACAATTAGAAGAAATAAAAATAAAATTACAATAATACATAAAAAGTACTTGACATTTTGTTAAGTACTTTTATAATTTTATGATTTTTCCGATAACCTGCATAATGATATATATATTTATATAAGTATGCAGGTTATCGGATTTTTTGATATGGTTATATTATAGTACATTCTACACGATATAACATATTGTACAAGCTATTTAAATCCATTCTAAACGTGTTGTAATGTGATTGCCTTATGTTTGTACCTTTAATTTTTAAAATCGAATATAAATAACTAGAAGGAAATTCTCAAACTTAAAAGCTTTGAATTGCAAGTAAAATTTTACTTGCATGTTATTACTTATAACAGTATAATATAATTAAAGTAGTATTAAATACTACCTTATATAATTTAATATTGGGGGTGTCTTAAATGATAACCAAAGACAAAATAAAAGAGCTAATCGAGTTGTGCCACCAACTTGAAAAGCTCGTAGTTCAGATGATTAAATCAGCTGAACAAATACTTTTTGCTTTAATCTCATTTATAGGCTTGTTATACATATTAATAGATATGATTAATAACTAATAACAAGCTACAATATACCTGTAAATAGTATATTATAGGTATATTGTAACACACCCAATATTAAAATTACAAGAGGTGATATAATGAAGCTTAATAAGTTAAAAGAGTTAAGAGGACAAAAGGGTTATACTCAACAAACATTAAGTACTAAGATGGGTATGAGTATAAGAGCTTATGCTTATAAGGAAAATGGGCAAAGAGATTTTACAGTTGAAGAACTAGAACAAATATTATATTACTTAGATATAAATGCAAATGAATTATTAGAACCACATAGAAAAATAGACTAGTTTGTAGCTAGTCTATTTTATTACAACAACATATTATACAAGCTATTTAAATCTATTCTAAGTATGTTTCAATACACTCACTTTATTGTTCTTTCGCCTCTTTGTTTTATAAATCTCATATTTGACAAAATACTATTCTTAAAATATTATATAACATATAGAATAAAAAGGGCGTGATAAGATGAAACTTGATAAACTAAAAGAATTAAGAATAGAAAGAGGATACAGTCAACAACAGTTTGCTACTTATATAAACATTTCTCAAAGAGCATATAGTTACAAAGAAGCAGGTAAAAGAGAGTTTTCTATTTCAGAAGTTGAAAACATTTTAAAATTTTTAAATGTAGAGCCATTGGAATTACTTGATTTAGAGTAAATTCCAATATTTTTTATACTTTTTAGAACATTTTTACTTGATTTTTTGTTCTCAACATCGTATAATTAAATCATAGCAAAGGAGAACAAGAAAACACAAAGCCACCTCTCAAACGAAGTAACAGGCGAAGAACTTTCTTGAAACTCTAGCTAATAAATAATCATACCAGTTGGTGAGGTGTTCCCAACATTAAGTAAGTAAATAAAATTAATAAAGGTTTCCAATTAAAGCCTGTAAAAAATTGAGGTATCAACTTAGTTGCTTCTATAATGGCACTCAATACAATTAAATATGACATAGCAGTTGTGAGGTACTGCATTATAAAAAGTACTAAAGATTGAGCATTAAAATTATAGTTTGTACTGCTTGACACCTACATGGTTATAAACTATCTAATATTTACTAGTATAATTTAAACTATTTATTAGATTATTTTAGTAAGTGTTAGAATATAACACTTAAATTATGATATAATAATAAAATAGGAGTGTGAACGGCATGGATGAAAAAATATTAGAATTATTACAAAAAATGGATACTAGATTTGACAGAATCGAAAATAGACTAGATAGTATGGATGGTCGTTTTGATGGGATTGAAAATCAACTTAGTGATTTAAAAGAAGGACAAGAAGAAATTAAAAAGAAACTAGACTTAACTTATAATCAAGTTGCTAGAAACATGGAAGGCATAACAGAAGTTGGCGAAAAAATAGACACCTTAAAAAATGACATGAACTTTGTAGAAATGGCTACATCTAAAAATTGGAATGAAATAGCAAAGTTAAAATCAATTAAATAGGAGTAGATAAAATGGATGAGAAAACATTAGAATTGCTACGAGAAATACAGGAAAGTATTAAAGTTTTAAATGACAAGCTTGACGAATTTGATTATACACAAGATAAAATAAAATCTAATGTTGAGGGACTTTTAGAATGTTTTAGTCGTATTGATTTTAGAATTGAAGACCTAGAAAATGGTCAAACCTCATTGTATACTAAGCTTGATATAGTGCAAAATGAAACAGCAAAATCAATTAAATAAGCAGTACATAAAAAGACACTTGAATTATTGAGTGTCTTTTCTATAAGCTCTTAGTATGATATTATTAAACAATAATATCATTGGAGGTATAACGAATGTATGAGCAGAGAAAAGCAAAAGTATTATTTACTACAAGTGGAGGAACTGCAAGTAAAGGCTCAGTCACAAATAGAATAACAATTCCTACTAATTGGGTTAAACAAATGGATATAACTAAATTAGATAGGGAAGTTACATTGACTTTTGATGGTGAAAAAATAATAATAGAAAAAATAACTGAGTAGATGTAAAATCTACTCAAAAAAACACTTGACTCATTCGGACAGAATGCATTATAATAAAAATATCAAAACAAATAAAAATTTTTAATAAATCATTCGGACAGAACAAATAAAAAAAGAAGGACTATAAAAATGAAAAATCTTTACCATTATTTTAACTTAGAAGCTTTTGCAAGAGATTTAGAACCTTACAAAAGCAGGATAATTGATGACTATATAGATGGAGATGAGATAGAATACTATAACAATATGGATACTATTGAATTTGCTAAACTTTACATTGGAGAATCAGAAAATATTAAATATTTAGCTAAAGAAGTACTTGAAAGATATTTTGACTATGACAAGTATAGAAAAGATTTAAATTCTACTAATACTATCATCAAATAACTAAATAAAAAGTTTTAAGGCGTTCTTTAAAAACGCCACTTCCAATAAAAAAATTGAAAGGGGAATAAATCATGAAAAAATTAATAATCAAGATAAAATCATTGTTTAAAAAGGATTTAGATAGTAGCTATTGGAGTACTACAGAAAGTATTATTTCAAAATATGGAAACAGCAATCAATTAGAATTATTGAAACAAGCTAATAAATTATAAGGAGGTAATAATTATGAAATACATTTCAAGTCTAGGGATTTATATTACAAAATTAGAAGATTTAAGAGATAAAATTGATGATGATTTATACAACTGGATAGAAATACATCAAGATACAGAGGGGTACAAGGATAAATTTGAAGAGTTAAAAGAAGAGTTTGATTATTATACAGATATAGCAAAATCTAATGATATATGTTTTTTAGAAATATCATCATTGTTAGAAAGTAGTATTAAAATTTTACATCAACTTGAAGATTATATAATTGAAACTGATAGATTAAATAGGAAGAAAATTCTATCTTTTATATCTTCTGTGAACTTAAAAGAAATAGAGGAAACGATTGATTGTAAATAAAATAGGAGGGTAATGAAATGCTAAATTATTCTGAATATATGACGGCAACAGATTTAATAAATATATGTGACCTTTTAGAAGGTAAAGCAATAGGAGAAGCAGGGGCTTATAATTCTTTAAGTACTAGACTAGGAAATTTAATCGGATTAGATTGGGCTTTAAAAGGAGAAGAATTGAGACAGCAATTAATACAAAATATTAATAATATGATGTATTTAGATAATGAAAATAAAATTCAATATAAAGAATTTTAAATAATTTAAGTAAAAAAATAATTAATTTATAGGAGGAAAAATATGAATAATTTAATGGTATTTGAAGGTAAAGAGGTAGAAATATTTGAACTTGATGGGAAGGTTTTATTTAATCCGAAACATGTGGCAGAATGTTTGGAAATAAAAAATGTAAATGAAAATTTGAGAAATATGAACAAAAAGCAAGTAATTAAGCTGACTAATTCTAAAATCGGAGATGCTGATTTTAGAAAATTACATAATACAGGAGAGAATTTTCTTACTGAAAGTGGAGTGTATAGGTTGATATTTGCATCTAAAAAGAAAAAGGCCGAAAAATTTCAAGATTGGGTTACTGATGAAGTATTACCAAATATCCGTAAACATGGTTCATTTAGTATTAATCCTAACAACATAAAAGACGTATTAATGCCAGTAATGTTAAATGGTATGTTGGCAGGATTTGAACAATTATCAATAGAAAATGATAAAAAGATAGACACTAGATTTAATCAGATAGAAACTAAATTAGATATGAAATATGAAAAACAAGATAGACAATTCCAAGAAATGAAAGATATGGTGGGATTAAAATCTAAAAATATAAGAACATTATCAACGTTACTAAAAATAAGATTGTCAGAATTAAAAGGATATAATATAAATGCTTATAACTACGACTATAGAACTGTAGTTGCAAGACTATTCTCAATATACAATGTTGAGAAGTGGGAGGATATACCTATTGATAAATTTAACGAGATACATGCAATGATAGATGGAATAGAAAGTATGGAAGATATTTATAGTTGGAATAATTAGGAGGTGTTGGAAATGAGTATAATAAAATCATCAAAAAAATTTGATGGGAATACACTACAAAGAAATACACAAAGAATAAAAATGATAAAACGTATAAAAGAGGATAATAACTTGTCAGATGTAATTAAAATGTTCTTTGAAAATGTAAAAGAGTATAATCTATATAGCGTAAAATATATAATAGAAAATGAGTTATTTTATGAAATCGTTTCTATTGACATAATTTATAAGTATATAAAATATATTAATATATTTGAAGATATACAAAATGATTTTGAAAGAATTTATAGATTAAAAGCACAAAATGGTTTTAGAAGAACTATAGACTATTTAATTAATCAAAATTATTGATAAGATAAACTAAATAAAATTCAACTTTTAATATAAATGGAGGGTTTAAAATGAATAAGTATTTAATTGGTTGCATAGGTAATTGCTTAAGAAGTATGAAAGCAATAAAAACTAGATTTTTTTTAATAGATAATAATAACATTGAGGATGTCACACTAAAGTTGTGTAAAGGAGTAGAGCATATAGCACCATTTAGATATAAATATGGATTAGCAAATTATAGTTTTGGTTGTGGTTTATCTCATTATTTAGATACATATAATTTAAACACTGTAAATGGATTAGATTTGAATAATACACATTTAATAATGCTTACTTTAAATGATTTAAAAAATATAGTAGGGTGTAAAACTGTCTTTGATATAGATGTAGAAGAAAAACTATTAAACTATATAAAGAGTTATTACAGATGAAAATACAAGTACTTAAAATATTAATTTTAATATAATTGGAGGGGATTGAAATGTTAATAAATAAGGCTAAAGGTATTAAAACATCACTTGAAACAAGCAGCTTAAGAGAACTAAAAGGATACATAAAAGATTTAAGAAAAGCACTATCAGGATATAAATATAAGAATAAAATAGATGAAATTACAGAATATCAAATAGATAAATTGTGTTACAAAATTGATAATACAGATATATTTGACTTGAAATATAAAGAAATAGAAAAGTATATAGATAACTTGATTTTGATAATTAATTTTATCTTTATGGAAATGTAATTAAAAGAATGATTTTAATATAATTGGAGGTTTAAACATGAATGAGTATATTTTGATAAATTATACAAAAGGTAAAGGAGCTTGTGACCACTGTGGAAGAACTATAAAAAATATAGCTACAATAAAAAATAATGTTACAGGAGAAGTTTTTCATGTTGGATTAACATGTGTAGAAAAAATAATGAAATTGAATGTTACATTTTACAAAGCATTGTCGAGAGAGATAAAAAAACATTACAAATGTATGGAGTACTACAGTAAGGGTTTAGATATAGAGACAAATCTTAATAAAATAGTGAAGAATAATACTAAATACAAAGAAGGTTCTTATGCTTATAAATCTAATGAACAAATGTTAGAAGATGCAATTGCGGAAGTGGCTTGGTCTTTGGCTCGTATGATAGATAGTTGTATGAGAATGAATAAACTTAGTAAGTCTGGATTGATAGATATAGATATATTAAACAGTTTGTTTATCAAGTATAAGGAATATATGAGTAAATTTGATGAAAATTACAATAAAAACAAATATAAATATAAAAGTTGTTATACTATGAAACCTTTAAAAGTAATATTAGATGAAAATGAAGATTTAAAAGAACTATATAAAAGTATGCAATAAATGTATGTAGGCGATGAATTAATGACAATGAATTTTATATAGATGAGGATTATATTTTATATAAAAGAGTGTCATATCTTTAATATAGGACATGAAGTAATAAAAGAGTTTAAAATTATATTTTTAATATGATATATGAGTTATCAAATCGCTATTGTTATAGCTATATTATTATAATTCAAATGATAATGATAGTGATTTGATAAAAGGATTTTAAAGATTATAAAAATCAAAAGGTATAAATACATTAAGATGATTTTCAAACAGCTTATAGAGGCTTGTACGGGGTCATAATCATAAACTAGGAGGGTGTAAAAATGAAATTTAAAAATATAGTTATGGGAATAGTATTGGGTTTAATTATTGTTGGAGTTGCAGGAGCAACAAAAGTTAAGGCTGCCGAATTAGATAATTTTTATGTAGAAACTACTGACAGAGTTGTAGAAATATTAGAAGATGAAAGTGTAGTTTTATATGATACTAAAGAGCAAGTTTATAATTTCTATCCTAAATCTTTAGGTGATTGGAACTATAGTTTTGATAATAAAAAAGATTTAGATAGAGCAGTTGCAACTTACAAAGAGCTGTCAAACAATATAAGTCACTCAAAGGATGTGTATGTGATTAATAAGTTGAATAACAATGGAAACATTAAAGTATTTTTAAGTGATGGAAGTTCAATTGTATATATAAAAAATGATAATAAATATTATTTTTATCCAGCTTGTATGGGTGATTGGTATTTAACATTAGATAGTAAAATTGATTTAAGTAATTGTGTTGGCACTTACTTTGATGTTGAGGTTGCAATATGATACGATATATGAAAGATATAAATAATATAAGTTTAGAAGATGCTGATATGTTAGCAAAAGAGGGATTTTGTTTTATTATAAAAGATGGTAAATTAAGAGGTTTTAAAATTGAAAAAATAAAAATAGGGGGATATGAAAATGAAAAAAATAACTAAGAAAGAAATCAAAAAATATGTAAGAGAAGCTATAAGTAATAATTTTAATTGGGAAATAGATAGATGCGGATTTTATATAAAAAATGATTCAATAAAGTTTTTTATTTCATATAAAGGACAGGGTGCAGACGAAAATATATACAACAATACTTACGAAGAAATAATTTACATTGATGATATTATAGAAGACTATAAAAGAAAAGAATATAATTTAAAAGATGTAGATTCAATAGTGCATGAAAATGTAAATAATATGATTATAGATTACAATGAGGAAATAGAAGAAAATGAAAGATGTATAAAGAGCTTTATAAAAGAACTAAAAAGTTCTGTAGGTGAAGAGTTTACAGTATTAGAATATGATAATTTTGTACAAGAAAAATATAATTATCTTGTTAATAAAACTGACTCATGGGATTTTTTTATGGAAGGTGAAGTATATAATTATTTAGATTGTGGAAGTTATACATATTCAGGATTAGGTAAAGATTATGATGTTGATATAAATATTGTCTTTGATGTAATAAAAATAAATTCAGAAGAAGATTATAAATCTATAATAAAAATAAAAGACATTGAATTGTTATAATTTACTATATATCTATAATATTTAAATATGAACTAATGATATAATTAAAATTAAAAGATATTAAATTTAATATCTTTTAATTTTAATTGATAAGCGAGGTTTTTTAATGAAAGAAGAATTAAATATAGTACCATTTTTAGCTGAGTCTTTGTCGATAAATAAAAAATGCTATAAACTCATAGATAAATATTATAATGAAAATAAATTAAAATATTCAAGTTTGGCCAAAGATAATATTTTTTATAATTCAAGGATAGCAAGTGAAGGAAGTATAATTCAAGAATATTATTTTAAAAAATCTTTAGGTATTCTATTAGAAAGAGATGAAAAGAAAATAACAAAAATATTTAAGGTTGGTTATACAATTGCTTACAATTATATTATTTCTATCCAAACATTTAAAGCAAGTACCTTTTTAAGAAAACTTATGTTAAAAAATAAAATTGAAAGTTTTTCAGAGGATGAATTAAATGGTAATATGTTAGTTGCAATTTCTTTATGTGGAGCTTTAGGGAAAGAAGTTGACGAATCAGATGAAATATATATAAAAGTAATTAGAAATTTGATTCTAAGAAATGAAAATTATAAACATGAAAAAGTTTTATCTATAGATAGACTAAGTAAAGATGAACAAAAACTCATTAGTAAGATAGAATTAAGATTAAAATCTACATATTTAAAAGAATATATTCCAAGCTCGTATACAATTGGAATTGATGGGAGTATAGGAACTTTTAATTTAGATGCTTTAACAGATTTAGACAGAAACCTTTTAGGATTTGATTATATATATGACCTGGAAGAATTAAGTTTAATTTCAATTGTAGGAAGAGACATATTTAAATCTAAACAAATACAAGAATTAATTTTATGTTACTGTAATTTACAAAAAAATATAGAAGATGAAAATAGCATTAATTATGAGGATTTATTTAAATTTATAATTCCTGCTATAGACATAAGATATTTGGCAAGAGAATATAAAAAAGCTAAACAATTTTTCTTTAATAATTTTGATGAAGAATTAAAAGAATCTATAGAAGAAAAAGACCTTAAATTGGATAGTATTAAAAAAGAAAATTCATTATTGGAGGCAGAAAATGAAAAGTTAAAATCAGAACTAGAATTGTTGCAAAAAGATAAACTTAGATTAGAAAATGAAATCAAAGCACAACTTACATCTAAAGAAGAATTGGTTCAATTAAGAAATTTTATGTTCAACCAGCAACAAGAGCAAGAAGAGAAAGTTTTAATTGATGAAAGTATAAATTTAAAAAATATAAAAGCAATAATATTTGGTGGACATCCAAATTGGATTTTAAAAATGAAAGAAAAATTAACTAACTTTGAATTTATATCAGCAGATACAATTAATTTTAATGTAAACATATTGAATAGTTATGAGTATGTATTTATAAACACTAATTTTATAGGACATGCTATGTACTACAAAATTATAGAAAATTTGAACGAAGATAACAAACTTAGATATATAAATAATATAAATGTAGATAGAGCAATAGAAGCTATTAAAAATGCTATTAAAATTTAAGGAGCGTATTATGATTGATATAGATATAAATAAAAGAATAAAAGAAATAAGGGAAGATATAAATTTATCACAACAAAAATTCGGAGAAAAGCTTGGTGTGAGTAGAGATGTTATAAGTAATATAGAAAATAATAGAGTAGAAGTTAAAACAGTATTTATTACTCATATGTGTGAGGTTTTTAGTGTTAATCAAGTGTGGTTAGAAACTGGTGAGGGGAGGAAGTTTATTGAACAAGAATGTGATATTGTTTTAGGAGAAGTTTTTGCTAATATAACTGTATCTAAAAATGAAAATTTAAATGAATTGATTATAAATATTTCTAAATTAAATGATACATATATAAATAATTTAAATGAGATTGTAAAAGGTCTAATTTAAATAGTGGGAGGTATTATAATTGTCTGATGAAACTATAAGTAAGAGAATTAGAAAGATAAGAAAAAATGCTAATTTATCTCAGCCAGATTTCGGGGGAAAATTAGGTGTCAGCAAAGATGTTATAAGTAATATAGAGTATGATAGGGTTGAACCCAAACCTTTACTTATTAATCATTTATGTAGTGTATTTAATGTTAATAAGGAATGGCTTATAAATGGTACAGGTGATATGTATGTTTCTGTAAAAGAAGATATTTCTTCGATTTTAGGAGAAGTGTTCTATAAGATAGCTAGTTCAAAGGATGAAAATTTAAAAGAACTAATAATTAACATTTCTAAATTAGATGCTACATATATAGCGTCTTTGAATGAGATTGTAAAAAGGTCAATACAGAGGTGATATTAATGTGTGATATAGGCAAGAGAATTAAAATCTTAATAGAAAATGAAAAAATAAAACAAGTTGAGTTTGCAAACAAGATAAAAGTTGACCCATCTTATATATCTAAGTTTCTATCAGATAAATCTAAAGTAATACCTAGCGATAGATTAATAGATGATATTTGTAGTACATTCAATGTTAATAAAGAATGGCTTAAAAATGGAGATGGAGAAATGTACATAGAGAATAAGTGTAATAGGAATATTTCAGAAGCGACTGACTTATTAATGGAACTTTCAATTGAATTTCAAGAATGTGCAATTAATCAAATTAAAGACTTAATAAAATTGCAACATTCATTAAAAAAGTAGGAGAGATTAATGTCTGAAAAAGATGAAATTATAAGATTAAATTTAATAGAATTAAGAAAGATTTTAAAATAAAAAGAGTGATTTATATGAAAAAGTATTTCAAAGAAGAATGGAACTATATTGCTGATGCAGGATATGAAATAGACAACATAGAAAGTACTAAAATAATGGTAAATAATTTTGAAGTAAGCATAAAAATGAGTGAAGATTTTAAACATAAAGGTGACATAGAATATACTTTTAATATCCCATATGACCATGAAATTTTTACAAAAGAGTACAACGAAGTTTTGAATTTAGAACAACCTTGCGATTGCGACCAATTTTGCGATGAACTATCAGACCTTAGAGCAAGGATTGAAGAAGGCATAGAGAAATATTTAAAAGACAATGACAAGTTAAAAGAAATAGAATATTAGATGTAATTGAATTTATTTTAAAAAATTATAAAATTGAATATAAAAATCATAAAGCTGTATTGTTATAATACAGTTTTTTTAATACAAAAATACAGATATATCTTGAATAATATTTTAAAATAGGAGGAAATTAATATGGGTAAAATGGATAAAAAAGAAGCTAAAAAATTTTTAAAGGTTGTAGATATGAATATAGATAAAATAAAGGAAGAAGCTACGAAAATTTATAAAGAATGCTACTTAATAGAAACAACTGATACTATAAGAATTTCTATAAATTTGAAAGGAGTTGTAAAAAGCACAATTTCAAGTTGGCAAGGCTATTCAGATGATATTTTTAATATGAGAGAAATTATTTTCTATGAATTTAGTCAAGGAGAAGTTCAAATTGAAGATCTTTTAGGAGAACTTTGTTTTTTAAATGATTACGAAGAATTTGCTACTTGGTGTGACACTGAAAGCGAAACTTTGAATTGGAATAGTTATGAAAAATTCAACAAAGAAAATTTTGACGAATTAGTCGAGAGAAATATAGAAGATAGTTTACCAGATTTTTTGGAAGAATTGAGCGAAAGTATAGAAAATTGTAAACAAGAATTAAAATCAATGATTGAAATTTAAATGAAAGAGTATTATTATTAATGTATATAGTATCTTTAAGATTAACTACGAGGGATTTAAAATATTTTTTAATTTATTTAGAAATGATATTATAATAAGAATTTTCAGATTAACTACAAGGGATTTAAATGTCAATTTAATTTATAGAGAAATGATATAATGGCAATTTTTTAGATTAACTATAAGGGATTTAAATATCAATTTAATCTATATCTATATGATATAATATCACATTATTTTATATTAACTATGAGGAAATAAAAACAGTGCATTCAGATAAATACACTGTTTTTTTAATGCTAAAATTAGTCATTATGATAACTTAATCCTTCGATTATAAATCCTATATTCGTCGTCATTTCTGCTTCATCACTTTGTAATATTCCTTCTGTAAATTCGCTATCGCTTGATAATGTTATTTTTTTCCTTGCCACCATTTCCAAAATTGTTTGAAATAGTTTAATTTTCATATTCTTATCAAGTCCAGCATATTGCAAATAGTTTGCTACTTCTTGCGAAAATTTAGTTAACTCTGATTTAGTCATTTTTTTAGATAATTCTTTTCCAATGCTTAGATAAACTTTTTTAGATTGTTCAACATCCATTTTTTTCAACCCCTTTTTAGATTATAATTAAATTATATTTTAAAAATGCTAATACTTCAAATATAAATATTTTTGTTTAAGTATAAAACTGATTTCAATAATTCGGATTTTATATTTAATAGATTGTGTTACTTAAAGTTAATAAATAAATTAGAAGGATATATGGTACTAAAATCTAGTAATAAGTTAAAGTATAACAGCACTTTAGGGTTAATTTTGTAGTAAGTATATAAAGTCAATATACTAAATTACAATAAAATTGCCAAAAAGCCCTCTCCTTTAGGTGTAGGGATGAAAGGTAAGGTCTTAATATAAAAAAAGTTAGAATAATGCTTGTAATCTAATACCACTACTGATACCCTATATTTAGGAGGTGTTAGTTTTTATGTATAAATCTAACGAAAATATAGTTTATGATTGCAAATATCATATTGTATTTTGCCCTAAGTATCGTAAACCTGTTTTAGTTGGCGAAGTTGAAAAGATGTTAAAAGAAATACTACCATATAAAGCAGATGAACTTGGAGCAGAAATAATAGAAATGGAAACTGATAAAGAACATGTGCACTTATTAATATCTTGTGACCCTCAATATGGAATTCATAAAGTAGTAAAAGGTTTAAAAGGCTTTAGTTCGAGAGTATTAAGAGAGAACTTTCCACATTTAAAGTCTAGTATGCCTAGCATGTGGACTAATAGCTATTTTGTAGG